GCGCCCCGGGTACTCGATGCCAAAGCTGTCGATGAGCTCGTCGATCTTCTGCTCGTCACCTGCGAGAGACCCCTTGGCCAAGGAGACCGTCTTCACGAGATCGAACCGGAACGGTTCCGCAGCCTCCTCGGCTTCCTCCCTGTCCATCCCGAGCTCCTTGCCGATCGCGACGATGACCTTCGGCAACTGGAGCGACATGTCGTCGATGATGCGGTGCACGCGGTTGTTCTCGATGCGGAGACGACCCAGCGACGCCGTGATCGCCTTCAGGCCGTACGAGTGGAGCGTGGAGACCTCCACGCCACGAGGAGCCTTCTTCTTGAGCTCCTCTGCGATCGACTTGTTGAACGCGACGAAGAGCGTCGAGAAGCCCGGCGGGATGTACTTCATCGACTCGACGATGGTCGTCGTCTTGCCGCTGCCCGCCACGGCCTTGATCACCGTGTGCCCAGAACCGTTTGCCACATCCTCGAAAACAGCCTGCTGATACTTGCTCCACTTGGTCATGAAGGGGGATCTCCTTTTCCCTTGGTGTTGGGGCGGGGGTTACCCGCCCCTATTTTCCGGATCAGAAAGTTCTACGTGCCGATCTGAGAAATCTTCCCTGCCTCAGAACGGAGGCTTCGGACCCCCTGCCGTTCCGCTGCCACTGCCCGCCGAGGGAGCGGTACCCCCGAGCATCTTCAGACGCGCCTTGAACGTGCTCAGATCGACCGGCTTGGACAGCGTCACGGTCCCGACGGTGATGATCTCGAGCTTGGACTGGCCCATCTTCTTGGAACCGTCGTCCGCGGTGTACGGCTCCGGTGCGGTGACCCGACACGGGACCTTGTTCGTGAAGATGTCGTCGAGCTTGTCGATGTCCTCCGGACCGGTGCCCTTCCACCCGAGGAGACGCAGCCGCTCGTAGGCGTAGACCTGAGCTCCCTCGGTGAAGTACAGGAACGTCGTCATCTCCCCGACGCTGTTGTTCTGACCGTCGAACAACTCCATGTTGATCGCGATCTGGAGGTTCCCGGAGTTCGTTTCACCGAACTGCACGCCGCCCTTGACTGCCTTGCCTTCGTAGTTTCCTGCGCTGATCATTTCCCTGTTTCTCCTACTTTGTTATCGGTCGCCTTGGTTGCTTGCTTTTCTTCGAGCCGCGCCGCGACGCGATTGCGCGCCTCGACGATCATTCCGGGGTTCGCGCGCAGGTACTCCTTGACCTGAGCGTCGAGATTCTTGTCGCCGATCTCGGCGAGCATCACGGCGATCTCCTTGCGGAGCGCCTCTGCGCGTTCGGCGTCGGCAGCACGCGCCTGAGCGAACTCGTCCCACGAGAGCAGGATCCGTTCGGGGAACAGCGTGGTTCCGCGAGACTTCGCGTCGAATGCGGGCGATCGCTGGGTGTGGAGCCAGCGGGTGCCATTCGTGACGGCCTTGACATCCCCACCCACCTTCTGCTGAGAGATTTCCTCTCGGGCAAACAGAACGTAGTCGGACCACTGCCGAACCAGGCCGGCGAGCTTTCCGCGCATGGCGAGCTCAAAACGATCGAACCCGGGTCCCGTGGGATCGTCGAAGTGCTTCACCTGCATGTGCCCGACGAAGACGATCGCCTTCCCGGAGAGCCATACACGTTCGAGCACGGAGATCAGTTCGCGCCAACGGGCGACCGCGAGCTCTTCGCCCTTTCCGTATCCCCCGTCGTACTTCGTGATCGTTGTTCCCGGGAAGAACTCGACGTTGCCGAGGTGTTCCAGATCCCCGAGAGCATCGATGACGAGTGACTTGCACTTCACCTGACCTTTTTCCACAGCCTCGATCCATTCGAGCACCTCCGTCCAGCTCCCTGGGGCTACACGCTGCACGTCGTACGCGAAGCTGCCCTTGTTGACGTCGATGAAAAACGGATCCGGGGCTCCCGCTGCGAAACGCGTCTTTCCTACGCCGTCCGATCCGTAGACCGTCACGCGCGGGGCGCGTTCCTGTTTTCCGCCGCTGATTTTCTTCAAGTCGATCATGTGTCTCCTTCTCAAACTGGGTTGATCAATTCTCCGGCCGCCTCGGTCTCCACGATCGCGTCCACTCTCCCACCGAGCGAGAACGTACGCGACGCTGCGCCGGTCTCAGGGTTCACGAGCGGAATTCGGAAGGTTTGCTCCACGGCGATGATCCCGGTCGGTTTGCCCCACCGCGCAGCGTACCCGGTGAGCATCGCCTCCTCTTTCGCACGCACGAACGGATCCTCGGTCTCGAGCGCCTTCTTCGCGGCGTCTAGATCTCCTCCGCTACGACGGTAGACGTCGAGCGCCGCGTGGATACTGTGTCCCGTGGTGAGTGTTTCGGGTTTCTTGATCGGACGCATCCGGAGCACGTATCGGATCTGGAACTTGCGCGGGCACGACCGGTAGGCGCGCATCGCGCTCTGCGTGAGCAGGCTCGCGTCGTCGGTCAGCGTGGTCGCCACACCCTCTTCAGCGAGTTCTTCGTGGATGTCCTCCTCGAATCGGAAGAACAACGGATCCTTGAGATCCATCATGCCTGCGCAGACCGAGAGATAGTCACATTCGCGCCCCCACGAGACGCAGGCGTCGACGTTGCGGGGATAGATGTTGAGCCGGCGTGCGTCTCGCATCAACGACGCCGTGTTCCACATGTCCTGCGCAGCTTCGCGCTCGTCGGCCTCGAGCCGAACGATGACGCCCCTGGCGTAGAACTTTTCGGGAGCCTCTGCGATGGCAGCGAGACACCGTGCGCCGTACTCCTCTGGCGTCTCGGGACGAGACTGGAGCACGTAGCCCAGTTCGGTATCGCCGGTCTGGCGCCATTTCTTGCCGTCCTTCGTTCGGACACGGAGACCGTTCGCGTCGAGAACGATTTTGAGACCGTCCGCGTCGAGGACCGGAACGTTGCTCGGACGTTGATCAGGCTTCCTCAAAACGTCGTAGACGCAGCCGTGAGGATCGTGGCCCAGTTTTCGGATGGCAGGGAGGTAGAGCGAAAGCTGCGGGTCGAGCGTGGTGCGCTTCCAGAAGGTGGAGCCGGGAGAGATGTCTTCGCCGGCCGTCTTCGTCTCCAACAGGTAGCACTTCATAGTTTCCTCCCCTTCGCACCGACTGGCGAACACGTGTGAAAGCGTTCTGGAACAGGATGCGGATCCTCCTCGGTTCCGATCTCCGCTTCGATGCTGCACGCTATGCACTTCGGATTACCGATCCCCGGTTCCTTGCGAATTTTGCTGAGCGTTTGCCAAGCCTCACTGTCCTTGTTCGACGCAGCACGATCGACGGTTACTGCCTCTACGAGAGCCCCCACGTCGTCGGCGATGACGAGGTAGTGCGTCGCTTCCTGCCCAAGCGCCTCACGTACGTTGTCGATCGTTTCGGCGAACGCGCGTGCCTCGCGTGCGGCGGCCTGAAATCTCCGCAGCAACTCCGGCGCGTACAGCCCCTCGACCGCATCGTTGTAGGTGGAGAACGGACGCTTGCGAAACACGAAGCAGTTGTCGATCGCGTGCTGCATCTGCTTCACGAACGCTTCGTCGTTCAGAGCCGGAACGAGCGCCTCCCACTCCCAGGAGTTGCAGCGTAGCTCTTCGAGCTCGGAGGCGGTGACGTTGCCTCGTTCGACGAGTTTTTTGATTTCGTCCCGGACGTGCTCGCTCACAGTGGTACCGATCCAGCGATGAAGACGCGCTCCTGCCAGGCAACCGCGAGCCCAACGGTTATGTCCCGCAGCATCTTGAGCTCCACAAGACGATCGACGGCCGCCATCATCTCCCAGGTATTTCCCGAGCCCGCGGCACTCAGAAGTCGCTCTGCGAGCACTGCACCTGAGCATTCGATGCACTCGCGAGCCTTGCGAACGACTCCGAGAACTCGAAGTTGTCCCTCTTCGGTGAACATCTTCGGCCGCAGCTCCGTGTACTGGTAACTCACGACGCCACCTGCCTCACCTTGAACGGCAACTCCTTCACGTCGTCGATCGCCATCCGGCGCCACCAGACCTTCCGGTCCGGATCCCATCGGAAGCCGGAGTTCTTGACGATGTCCTTCATCTCGAACGGCGCGAGAGAGTGGAACATCGCCTTCGGTCGCATCGCGTGTACGAGCATCGCTTCTAGGTCGTGACCCTTCTCGGCGAGCCGAGTCAGGATGCGCGAGAGGGTGTCCACGTCGCTCATCGCACGGTGAGCGTGCGCGACACCGAGGCCAAGCGAGAGCGCGAGGTGCGCGAGCGAGCCGCCTCGACCTCCTTTGGTGCTGCCGGGCCACGTAATGTCGCCCTCGCTGCACACCCACGGCTTACCCAGATCCGGCGTGAACTGCCGATCGAACTCCGAGTTGTGCGCGATGATGATCTGTGCCGGCTCGATGACCCATCCGACCGCACTCCACACGCGCTCGGCTTCGCGCGCCTCGGGGAGCATCGTCGCCGGGATCCCGTTCGCCGACTGCGCCTCGTTCTCGGCGGGACCTCGGATGAGGCTAGCAAAGCTCGCGACGGGTTGCGCGTGCTTCACATCGAACAGCGCGACCGCCACCTCGATCGTCCTGTCTGTGTCCGGGTTCAACCCGGTGGTCTCCGTGTCGAGGAGCGCAACGTATCGAATGCGCGAATCACCGCCCACGGAACGAGATTCGTCCGCCATCTTCACTCAGCCTTTCTCTCAACTCAACTCTCTAGGCGCACCCTAGCTGGCGCCGTTGCGCTAGTCAACAACATTCGCTACGCTGCATAGCCATGGAACGTCAGGACGTGGTCCTAGGGGCTCGAGTCAGCAAAAACCTACACGCCAAGATCATCGCCGAGCAGCGGCGCATCGAGAAGGAGACGGGGCTCAAGTTGACCACCAACGGGATCGTGCGACTGCTCATCGAGAAGGGGCTCGAGGCGAACGGAAAAAAGCGATGACCATCGCCCTCCGCTTCTGGACCTGGTTCGCTTCCCTCCTCGCGCACCCCCGCGTCATCTACGATCGCGAAGGCAGCTCGCCGTACCTGTCCCGGTACTACCTCACGGCGCGCCCGCGCATGCCGGATGGTTCGGATCCGTTCACCAAGGAAGGCAACGTGCGCCCCGGCGTGCTGGAGCGCGAACGGTTCTGTTCCGTGTTTCTTCATCGTTTCCACCGCGGAGATGACGACCTCGCGTTGCACAACCATCCGTGGCGCTGGGCGGTGTCGCTCGTGCTCGCCGGTGGCTACCTCGAAGAACGCCGCATGGAGAATGGAACCGTCGAGCAGCGCGTCGTACGGCCCGGCACGATCAACATCATCCGAGATACGACCTACCACCGGGTCGATCTGATCGAGTCGGAATGCTACTCGCTCTTCCTTGCGGGTCCGCGCGCGGGGAGCTGGAGCTTCTGGGAGCGCGACACGGGGCGCACGGTGCCGTGGAGACAGTTCATTCGCGAACTCAGAGGTCGAAGGAGACAAGCGTGAAAAATACCGAAGCCATCGATCGTGTGCTCATGTCCGGTGTGAACGACCCGGAACAGTTCGCTGCGATGCTGGGGTCTCTGGGGTTCTCGGTCATCCCGAAAGGCGACGCTGACCATCTGGAGCGCGTGCGACGAAAGATGGGGGGAGTTCATCCAACCGCGCCCGGGCAGTGGCAGATCAACTCTACGCAGAACGGATGGGTTTCGTTCTGGGCCGGGTTCAACAGCAACGAGAGCCCAGGAATGTTCTCTCCGGGAGAGGCGAGAGAGATCGCTGTGGCGCTGATCGTGATATCTGAGCAAGAGCAGGCGCGCCGGTGAAAATCACCGAACACGAGATGCTCCTCACGCTCGCCACCATGGCGATCAAGATGGACGACCTCACGCCGCACGACATCATCGAGGCGTTCCGAGAGTTGGGGCACGGATCGGTGCTCGATGAAGCGAGGCGCGGAGCTACCGTTCCCGGGGTTCGCGTCCAGGGCAGGAGAGTCAGGTGAGCACTTTCGGGCCCGCGTATTCCGGACCCATCGACGGGGATAGACTGTCGAAACAATTCGACAGGATTCTGGCACTGGTGAGAGACGGCCGATGGAGAACCTTGAGAGAGATCGGGGAAACGACCAAGGATCCTCCTGCTTCTGTCTCTGCGCAGCTGAGACACATGCGGAAGCAACGGTTCGGCGGGTATCTCGTTGAGAAGCGCCATCGAGGTGAACCGAGCAACGGTCTATGGGAATACCGGTTGGTGCTTGAGCGGACCAACGACAGAGAATCGAACGCAAGACACCCCGTGCAATTCCTCACGGAGGACATGAGGCTCTGTTTGGAAATTTTGCGCAACATCTATCCGAGTCTGACTCCGGAACAACGGGAACCGATCGGAAAACTAGGACAGTGGTTGGCGTCGCACGTGCAGGAAGAGATACCGTCATGATTCGCTCCGACCTCTCCCCCGATCAGCGTCGCGTCTACGAGTCGATGCTCGACTGGGTGCGAACGCCGAACAGTTCACTGTTGACCGTCGGTGGCTACGCCGGCACGGGCAAGACCACCGTCCTGAGCCTATTCGCCTCCGAGATGTCCGACCTCCGTATCGCGTACATCTGCTTCACCGGTCGCGCCTCGAGTATCCTGGGCCGCAAGCTCAACGCTTCCGGGACTCGCACAACGAGCCGCGCCTGCACGGACGACGATAGCAAACTCGACGGACCGTGGAGCCATCTCTTCTACTCGCCAGGTGACACCGAGGCGAACTACCCGTTCTGCGGCACCATCCACCGCCTGCTCTACCGCCCGTTCATCGACAGCGTCACCGAAGAGCTCCTAGGGTGGGAAAAAAGGACCGAGCTCGATCGGAACTACGACCTCGTCGTGATCGACGAGGCGTCCATGGTCGACACTCGCATCATCGAGGACATCCGAAACCACGGCGTGCGCATCCTCGCGGTCGGCGACCACGGACAGCTCCCACCGGTGATGAGCGAAGGGTCGCTCGTTTCTCGCCCGATGCTGAGGCTCGAGAAAATCCATCGGCAGGCCGAGGGCAACCCGATCATTCAGCTCTCGCGCATCCTGCGTGAGGAGGGGCGTCTCGCCACAGAGCTAGACGACGGCGATCATCTACGATTCGGAAGAAAGAGCGACATCACGCATCCGCGACTCGCGGAGATGCTCGCAGAGAAAAAGCTCGACGCCGCCGTGCTGTGTTGGCGCAACGCCACGCGCGTGCACGTGAACCGAACCGTTCGGGGACACCTGGGGTTCGCGGGGAAGCCACCACAGGCGGGAGAACCGCTCATCGCGCTGAGAAATCACGCGCCCGTCTTCAACGGGATGCGCGGGCTCCTGACCGAGGCGGCGACGTCGCCGTACCAGGAGGAGTTCTGGCTCATGCGCGCGAAGATCGAGTTCCCGGACGAAGGACTCCCGGAGGCGACGTACGAGATCTGTCGCGATCAGTTTCATCGTGCGAGGCCGTTCGAGTCGGTCGACGAGCTCGAGAGGGCGGGTATCAAGGTGCACACGATGGGTAGCGCGGGGCGCCTGTACGATTTCGGTTACGCGATGACCATCCACAAGAGCCAAGGGTCGCAGTTCAAGCACGCGGTTGTCGTTGTGGACTGGAAGCAGGACTACTCGCAGGAGAACACGCGGAGGCTCGCGTACACGGCGGTGACGAGGGCTTCGGAGAGGTTGACGGTGCTGACATGAGTACATCGAAGGTCTCAACAAAAGTCGAGAGCGATGTTCACGCGGATGCATTGGCCTACCTTTCCTTTGAACGCCCACGGCTCTACAAAGGCAAATCTCCGCGGTGCTACTACTGCAATAGGAGCGTTGCTGCTCGTGCCTACGTAAATAATGATGTCCCGGAGTACGCTCGCTCGCCCTGGGACGACGTGTTCCGAGTGTGCGTTAATTGCCTTGGGAAACCTCTCATGGAGAGGCTTCGCTCATCCGGACGCTGCACTCAACAAATCTGCGAGACCCGCAAATTTATCTCTCTATGCGGTCGCCCGCTCCCGTGCTCAGAACACCAAGAAACAAAGCTCGACGTTAAAACGTTCAAGGGACGGCTTAGGTCATGCAGTGGCGGACGTGGAATACAGCCGACAACAAAAAGCGAATCACCAATCGAAACATCGATGTTGTTGGCGCTGAGCCGAGCGCTCCCGTCGTTCGCGTTGATTCTTCAACAGATACCTCTATGCGGAGGTAAGTACAGAGCAGACTTCGTCGTCATTCTTCCTCCGAGTGGCCTCGTAGTTGTCGAATGCGACGGTCACGACTTTCATGAGAAAACGAAAGAACAGGCAGCCAGGGACAAGAAACGCGACCGAGATATTCAGATCGATGGGTGGCGTGTGCTTCGTTTTACCGGATCCGAGATTTACGCGAATGCAGATCGGTGCGCCCAAGATGTGCTCTCACTGCTTCGTCTGAAATAAGCCTCCGCTCTGATGTCCACTCTCCCCCTCTTCGACCGCATCCCCTCCCTCTTCGCCACCGATCCGCCCAAGCTCCGCCCCTACCAGTCGCGCGCCATCCAGACGCTCCGAGACCGCGTGCGCGCTGGCAAGCGCCGCATCCTTCTCGTTGCCCCAACCGGTGCCGGCAAGATGACGATGATCGCGGCGATCATCCGTACGTCCTCGGTGCCGGTGGTTTTCGTGGTCCACCGCATGGAGCTCATCGATCAGTGCGTAACCGAGCTCGCCAAAGTCGGCATCACGAACGTCGGCGTCATCCGCAGCGACGATGAACGCACGAATCCGAACGCTACTGTCCAGGTTGCCTCCGTTGACACTCTTCGCCGCCGCGAGAAGCCTCCCGCTGGACTCGTACTCATAGATGAAGCCCACAGAGCAGTTTCAGATTCGTATGTCGCTCTGCTTGAATACTTTAAAGAAGCCATCATCCTCGGCTTCACCGCCACGCCCACACGTCTCGACGGACGCCCGCTCGGAAACCTGTTCGATTGTCTCGAGATCGTCTGCACGTACGCGGATCTGATCAAGGGTGGCTTCATCGTCGCGCCACTCTGTTACAGCGGCCCCCAGGAGCTCGATCTCTCAACCATCCGCCTTATCGGCGGAGACTACGACGAAGACAAGCTCAGCGACGTCATGCGCAACGAGTCGCTCGTTGGGAACTTACTCGACCACTGGCTCAAGCTTTCTCACCTGTACCCGAGCAGGCACAGTGACAACCCGTACGACGGTCGACTCGTAGAGGGTCCACCGCGTCGCACACTCATCTTCGCCGTCAGTATTCAACACTCGTTAGACATCTGCGAACGCTTCTCGGCGGCTGGGATCCACATCGCTCACCTCGACGGAAAGACCTCTGACACCGAGCGGAAGCGCATCGTGAAGGCAATCGGGTGCGGCGATCTCGACGCCGTAACCAACGTCGGCATATTGCTCGAGGGCGTCGACATCCCGAGCGCGAAGTGCGTTCTGCACGCCAGACCAACGCAGTCGATCGTGCTGTGGAGGCAGTCGGTTGGCAGGATCCTCCGACCGTGGCACCCAGTTCGCGGAGAGAAGAGTTTGACGCCTCTCCTCCTCGATCATGCTGGGAACATTCAAAGGCTCGGTTTCCCCCATGAGGATCTACGCTGGGAGCTCACCGAGAAAGCGCGTCGCCTCGAGAAGAAACAACCCATGCGGATCTGCAAGGGCTGCTTCGCCTACCTACCGGCGCACAAGCGGATCTGCCCGTACTGCGACACAGAGGCTCCTCCTCCTCAGCAGGGTGATGTTCCAACGGAGACCGAAGAGAAACTTCAAGAGCTTGCTTCTACCCCGGAAGCAATGCGCCGCATGTACTACGACACGATCGTCAAGGTCGCGCGCGTGAAGGGGTACAAGCCCGGTTTCGCTGCCGCTCGCTACAAGGACCGGTACGGCGCATGGCCTCCATGGGATTGGAGCGAGCAGACGAGGTCTTCCTTCGCGAGCGATCCCGTGTGGCAAGCGAACTACGAGAAGCACCTGAGCTTCAAGAAGAAGCTCGAGGCGAACAAGCTCGCCAAGGAGCTCGCAAAGAGCGGGCAATTGGATCCGGAGGAGAACGAGTGACCTACGAGTACCAGTGCCGCTCCTGCGGTCACCAGTGGGAGACGGAGCAACGGATCACCGAGGCGCCTCAGTCGCGCTGCCCATCGTGTGAGAAGGAGACGGCGATGCGTCTCATCTCGAAGACCTCGTTCATCCTGGAAGGAAAGAACTGGGAGAGCAAAGATGGGTACTAAGGAACTTCTCGCTGGCATCGAGGCTCAACGAGATCGCCAGCGCTTCATGTCGCTGCCGCTCGAGACGCGCGTTCGGAACACGTGCCCCGGTTGCGGGTGCCGGCTCATCGACAACGACTACACGCGCGCGCTCGTTTTCGTCACCGGTCCAGAGAAGGAGGGGCGGTGCTCGAAGTGCGGATGGGAAGGAACCAAATGAGCCTCGAATCCCAGTTCCAGTCCGCTCTCCTGCTCGCCGCTCCGGCGCGTTTGCCGTCACTGCGACTCTTCCGTCGAAACATCGGAGAGGCGCGTCTCAGGGGCGGCTACACGGTGCAGTTCGCGATTCCGGGGCAGTGCGACCTCTACGGGATCGTTCGCGGGGGCGGGCACATCGAGATCGAGTTGAAGGGTCTGAAGACGCGCGTCGAGCCCGAACAGAGAGCGTGGGCGGACTGGTGCGCCGAGTGGCGTGTGCCGTACCTCCTGCTGAGGCCAGAGAAGAGCGAGACGGTGACGCAGACGGTCTACCGGTGGTGTCACGAGATCGAGAATCAGATTTTGAACTTCCGGTGACGAAACTCTTCTCTCTCCATGTTGATCCCTCTGGCTTCCGATTCAGAAATCACTCCGTCCAGATAGACTCGCAACCTATCGACCGATCCACAGGTTTTGAGTATTCGACTTTTTCCTTCGGAAGATGTCGCTTTCATCTCGGTCTTGATCGAGTACAAAAAGTTGACGCACAACGAACGAACGCGCGCGTATCCCTGGGCGTGGTTTCCAATGAGACCGCCAAATCGCATTCTTGGAAAGATCACGGGGACTCGACGCTCTATTTCGATCGCTGCCTCATGCGTCGGACACCACTCGCTCGGGAGCTGATCGCTCTTGTTGCCGTTGCACGTTGAGCAGGCTCGTACGAGATTCCACGGCTCATGAGGACCACCTCTGGCGAGAGGAACAACGTGTTCTTCGTCGAGCAGGGACTCCTGGTCGCAGTAGAAACAGGTTCCCTGCGTTCGGTACCTTGATCCCTCTGGGCGCTGACTCATCGACTCGATGCGACAACCTGGACAGACGGTACCAAGCGTTTCGCAGTCTCGCTTTCCACAGACCGGACAGAAGAACCGTACCATTACAGTGTTACTTGAGTTGGGATGGTTAGGTGGAGTTGGGTTTTTCACTCGTCACCGTTTCTCGCCACACACTGATGTGACGTAGCATCCCGGATGTTGATTCTATTCTCGGAGATCTAGATAGATCTAGAAATGCAACCGATATCGGGGAGAACCCAACCGTACCCCGTCATCCCCACTCAAGTATTACTGTAAATCGATCATAAGTATTTGAAATATATAGTTTGAAAATATCCGTGCCAAACCACCAAGACAACAAGATCGATTCTACTCGGTAGTGTCTGGTACCAGGGAAAGATTCGGGCCAACAGTCGACTCTATCTTCCACCTCATGACCCCGCCGCCTCCGGATTTGGTAACCAGGCGCAGCCCCCCGATGATGCGCCCCTTGAAGGCGCCCAAACGCTTCCCCAGCTCGACCGGGTCGGGCGCGGTGCTCCTGCCCTCGAACTTCATCCCGCGGCGCCCGACGAGCGTCTCGATGGCGTCCCGGAGGTCTTCGAGCCCGTCCTCTCGAAGGTTCCCTTCGCTGTCCCTGGGTCGCTCGCATTTGTAGAGGAGCTCGACGATCGAACTGATCCGAAACCAGTCGTCTCCCTGGATCTCTCGCAACCTGGTCATGATGCACCGAATGCTTCGGAGGTCGTTGTCGACCTCCTCCTCTGCTTCTGGCCGAGCTCCCATCGGATCGGCTCCGCCAGCAAACTTGATCGCGTGTGGAATGAGCCTCGACCATTCCTCGAAGGATCCCCAGCGAGCGCACCCCATGTCGGGGCGTCCGGCGCACCAGTACGCGCGAAGGAGGAGAAGCGCAGCCGACACCATGCGAGGTCTCTCCTTTCGGATCCACCCAAGCAAATCGTCGTGCTCGAACTTCGTGCGATGCTCGGGACTCTCCTCTGTTGGCTCCAGCCTGGCCATCAACACGCGGCGACTCGTGTCACCGTAGAGACTCATGTTGTTCCCGGTTGCCATCACGAGCGCGCGCCAAGGGATCGTGAGCACCTTGGTGGCCCCGAGAACTCGGAGCTCCACCTCGTCTCGAGCGGTGATGACCCGATCCATCGGTCCCCCTCCGAACGGACGCATTGCCGGGACGTTGTCGAGGCATATGAATGGAGATCCCTTGAGTGCGTACCCAGCGAGTATTTTCTCCAGCTCGATCTCATCGGTCGTGTAGTTCATGCGTGGAGCGCCGCGACCTGTGACCACCATCGCAATGGCGTCTGTCTGAAGGGTCTTGCCTGATCCACGCGTTGAGGCGTCGAATAGGATCGCCGGAATCGATCCAAGAATCGCCGGTCGAGCAACGAGTGTGAGGATCGCTGCGATCGGCACCGAGCGATGAGCGTCGTTCACGTACGGGAAGTCGGCGAAGATCTCGCTCAAGTATTGGAACGCCCAACGCGCGTTGTCGCGCGTCGCGTGGTCGTCGATGATGTCTGGAAACTTCGTGCTCGGAACGTACACGTAGTGCGTGATCTTGTCGTATCCAGCATCCTGAATCACCACGCCGTCGGGGCGAAGGATGGGAGTTTCGACGACGCCGACGATTGTGCGGATCCCGGGCCAGTCTCCTTTGCGCTTGTGCAGTGAGCTGACGATTTCGTCGGTCGGCATGATGGGTACGTACCGCTGCTGCTTTTCGACCCACTTCTGGAAGATCGCCGCCTTGGAGAGCCGCTCGCGAGTGTTCGGCATTTCTAGCTCAATGATCAGCGGCGTTCCTTCGACGAGCTGTCGATGGATCTTGCCGTCATCGCTTGCTACCGGAGCCGAGTTCTCACTCTGCTCCCTCGAAATCTGAGTGATGCAGACGAGCTTCTGCTCGCGCTGGTACAGGTTGTCGTCCGTGCGTAGCGCGACGATCGCCTCGTCGACGTTCTTGAACAGCTCGTGCGTGACCTTGATCGCCGGTTTCCCTCCCTGCGTGATCAGTGGAGATTCGGAGGGTCCCGGAGGCTCGGAAACCCCGCTGGCTACATAGGGACCCGAAGATGGAGAAGAGCTGGAGGTGAAGGTTGAACCTTCCGGCTGCGCCAGCACCATCGGAACCTTGGTGCTGCCGCTCTCTCGGATGCGCCTCTCTGCGCTGGCGATCGTCTTGCGAGATTCGGTTTCGGTGAGCCCGCATGCGCGCGCCGCACGAAGCAACTCGTCGTGCACCCACTGCCACTGGTGTGACAGGTGCATCCCGGCGCAGTATTCAAACATCCTGCACGAGGTGCTGTATAGCGTGTTGTTCCGGTTTCCGTGTCCACATGCGGCGAGTGCGCGCGCTTGGTTCGTGACCGCAACCTCGAGATACCGCTCGGCCCTCTTACGGTGGTTGCCGGGCTTGGTCATCTCGGCCGGCGTGTACTTGCCGACAAACTTCGGGATCTCCAGCTTCGGCTTGAGAAGCTGCATCGCCCAGTGCACCGGAAGCGGCGCGATTGGACCTACGACGGTCCACTCGTACCGCTTCCCGTTGGCGTGCAGCGACGGCGCGACGACGACCTGACCACCTTCCACCTTCGCGTCTACGCCGGGGATCTTGTCCTTGCCGGTCGCGCCGGGGGTGAGCGCAGTGACGTTTTGGAGTTGGTCTGGATCGATCTCGGGCGGGGCGCTGTAGAAGAGACGGTACCCGCGCCCAGAGTCGCAACGAGGGGTAGGTGGAAGCAAGCCGAGTTCTTGCTCGAGAACGGCGATGCGATCAGCCTCGTCGATGTCGATCGCGATGATGTACTCGCCACCGGGCTGCTTGCCGAGTACCAGGCCGATGTTCGGCGTGAACCGCTGGCGAGCTACTTGGTCTCGCAGATCGTCGAACGAGAACTCCCTCTTCTGCCAGTTGGGAAGGATCGGATGCTTACCGATGGAGCTCGAACCGGATGCGGTTTTGTCGTGAGCCTTTCCGCATGAGCACCCGCCGTTTTCCGTCGGAGCGTGCAGCAGGACGATCTTGAGCCCGGTCTCGTAGTAGATGGCGACGGTCTCCTCCACCGTCTTCAGAGACAGGAGCGAGTCAGGGATCGACAGAGACACCTGCGGCTGCGGTGGCTCAGTGGGTCCGGGTGGTTCGAGCTGATCGTTTTCCACGGAATCCATTGGGTTCAGCGAAACAGCGGGAGCTGCTTCTCAGGTTTTTCGGTGAGGCTTCGTACGTAGCGACGTGCGGCGGCGCGGGCTGATTTGCGAGAAGAGGCTTCACCGTGCGACGGACGCGAATGGTGGACGCGCCACACCCAGATCTCCCCGTCGTCCTCGAACACTTCCGCTTCTGCGCCGGTACGCTTGTCGTACGAACGCTCTCGGAGCGCCGTCCAACGCCGAAGTGTGTCGTCGCGTTTCACGCGACCCCCAGAAAAAGAAAACCCGCAGCCCCCGTCGAAAAGGGCTGCGGGCAGGAGCTCGCGCTCGAGGCTGAAAGATAACGTAGCGGGCGCGACGTGTCCAGCGTGGTCACCGACGCCTCCGTTCCGCGTCCGCCATGCGAGAACCCTTCTCGGTGAGAACGACCGCGACCGAAGGTCCATGCTCTGCGAGCGGCAACACTTTCACGATGTCGTTCGCGACGAGCTGTCCCAAGAACTCCTCGGAGCACCAATGCACGACCATCGCTCGCAACGGTGCGTAGCAGTTCTTCTGCTGGTACCGTTTGATGTGCCGGCAGATCTCGTAGGCGTCGTCGATCATCGGATCAGGATCACCTTGTCGCACTGCGTCCCGCACCATCCGCTCTCGTGCGTCGAGGGTCGTCCGCAGCCGCACATTGGATCGCGAGGCACGCGGTGGTACCCGGCGATCCGTAGTGCCTCCTCCAGATCGTCCGCAAACTCCGCGTCGACCGCTCGACGTCGCTGCGCGTACTCCCAGAGGAGATCTTGCGCGGTGACATCCTTCACGCTGAGCGGCACCTTGCCGCGCGGAGTGGTTGGGTACTTGTCGCTCTGAAATTCTCCGTTGATGAGGTGTGGGCGCGTGGCGGACACCGAGAGCGAACCGTTAGGTTCGAGGCGCACTTCGACGTCGTCTGGTATCTCTAACTTTTCAGGCGGATCGCCGATGACTTCCGGGAGATCGACGTATTCCGTATGCACTGCGCAGAGACGTAGGCTTCCATTGAAAGCAACGGCCACGTTTCCGCATTGCGCCCACATGCAGCATCCATCGAGAGGTGAAAGTAGTTGACCGGATGGGCGCGTCGACGGTGACGGTTTCTTCGGTGCCTCGAACGGTCTTGCTGCGACCTTGGCGTTGTGTTCTTCCACCCCTGGAAGCTCCTCGATGGAGCGCACAGCCGGATCACGTCCGCGCGTGATCACTGCTTTCCGCACGATCCAAGAGAGCTCCTGGCGCGCGAGACGTCGCGTCTCCTCTGCTGCTCGTGGCGGCTCCCTCTCGATGATGCACGCAAGATTCGGCGCGATGTACGACAGCGCTATCTTTTCGTCTTCGGTGAGATCTTCCTCGTTTTTCACGGTAGCCCCCACAGCAAGAACGGAACGACGAAGAGCACGAAGACGAGGAAGACCGCCAAGAACAGCCACGTCGGAGGCCACGGTGGCGCGTACTCGACGACGGGTGCGTAGTTACACACCCACGGAACCCCAGTGGTCATGGTTCTGCTGGCTGTGACTTGCTGTCCGAACGCCGACGCTTCGAGCGGCGTGAACGGACCGGCTTCGAGTTTCTGCGTCTCCGACGTCGCTTCCGGACCGGTCAGGGGTCGGAGCAGGAACCTGTAACGCGTCTTCTTCATCGTCATTCCTCGGCGAAATCTCCGTCGTGAATTGCTTGACCTGTCCTCTTGAGACACCCGACACAAGCGTACTGGGGCTCTACCCCTGACTTCATTGCCCGCTCATACACGCGTTCTCCGAGCGCTGTGAGCGGTCGAAAGACAGCGGCGATCTCTACATCTGCCGGTTTGCCGCAAGACAGACACAGCGGCACCTGATGATGAGAAACCATTGAGGGTGGGCACCACAGGGTTGCGTTCCTGCTACCGCACGAGCACAAGACCGGAAGTAGATCGTCCATCCAAGGGAGCGGCAACTCGCAAGTGTCGCATTTCCAAACGTGAACGCGCTCGACGTGACCGCAGTTCGTGCAACCACCATCCGTCCCTGACGCTCTGTTCCAGGTTGAATCCGTCACCGTTTTTCTCCGACGAGTTCGTCCGCCATCGCCCGAAGCACGCGCGCCGTCTCAGCCGCAGCCGCTTCCGGGACGTCGAGCGTGATCTTCGTCGGCTCGGTGGAGGTGATGCGTTCGCGCCTGGTTGCGAACTGAAAGTCGCTAAGATCTCGATTGAATCCGGCCAGCATGGAAATACACGGCACGACTCCGACGGGAAGCTTGCCCTCGACCCTGTGAAACTTCACGCTTCCCCCACTTTCTGCTTCCCCCAAATCCGATCGTACCCCTCGCGATACGCCGGAGTGGCGACTTGCGCCGGTCCCTCGCTCTTGTAGATCGACGTCAGCTCGCGCCAGTGCCCGTCTCCGCACTCGCAGCTCGCGTCGCCAACATGTGCGAGTTCCAATCCGGGCTGCATGGGTTGCCCCTCCTTAGCCTCCCGTACGAGCACCTCCTTCACTTCGTCGTCTTGCTTGCGCAGAGCAATGCGCACGCCGGGGGCCACTTCGGGGCCGATGGAGATCTCATCCTTCTTGGACGACTTCACAACGCCACCGGATTTGGAAACCGGACCTCTGACAGACGTTCGCTGTATTCGTGCGCCATCGCGGCAGCTCCGGCTACGAAACCGCGCCGGTAATGTTCTGCCGCATCCGCGCTGATCTGAGCAAGAAGATCACTCTTCTCGCGCTCGAACTCCGCCGTGACGCGATCGAACTCACTCTTCATCGATAGGCGTTCTGCTTCGACGGCGCGAGCGATAGCTTCGTCTCGTTCTTGCTTCAGGTCTCGGTACCTCATCGACGCTCCTCCTTGACACCCATGGCTTCCTTCAGGTCCCGCACACCCTTCTCGTACCCGCGACGCTCACCGACGGTCCAGGCCGCGAGGAGCGGCAGACCGACCACTGGGATGACCCGCAACCCGACGTTCTGCACTGCGAACGCCATCCACGCGAGCATGACGGCCCAGAGGATGCCGGTGTAGATGGTGCTCAGGATCTCCGCCTTCATGGTTTCTCCTGCAACACCGAGCACACGACGCACCCGCAGAACACGGACCAGGCGCCGGTGAAGAAACAGCCGTGCGTCACGAGGCAGACGCAGAGCGCGATCAGGGCGACGTACATCATCCGGGGCACCGGTGGGTGGGCGACGTAGAGCCGCAGCAGATGCAGACGCAACGACCCTCTCGAGCCAACGTGTCGACACGACGCTGCCATCCCAGGATTGAGTTCGTGCCGCGACCCAGTGGATGAGGGATACGAGCTCGCGCCGTTCGTAGCGGCGGATGGATCCGCGGAAGAGGCTTCGCTCGTTTCGCTTCCTCCAGAAGCGCTTCGTCCGTGATCGGACGGTCCTTGAAAAATGCCAACCTGAGTACCCCGAACTCCCTCCCCTGCCCCAGGCGTGCGGCATCGGAGAACAGCTCGATGACGCCGATGCGGAGCTCCTCGAAGGCGTAGCTCACGCAGTCCTCCCCTGGAGCAGACACGTGTACCGGGTCGACAATGGCTCGACTTCCTTTCGACGTTTCGACGGTGAAGAGGGTGATGCTAGATCCGGGACCCGGGCGAGGTCAAGGATTTCCGTGATGGTTGTTAAACACTACGGATTCGCGTATGGTCTGGGGCGCATGAAGAATGAGTTCATCGGTGTCCGTGTTTCCGGCGAGCTTCGCAGGGCACTCAAGAACGAGTGCAAGCGGATCAGCAAATCTTCGGGCGTCGAGGTGAAAGAGAGCGCCGTGATCCGCTCCATCCTCGAGCAGAAATTGATACCGAAGCGTCGTTCTGTTACGAGCGAGCGCGCAGCGTGAGCGCCGCTGTCATTGCTCGGGCTCAAGACCCAAGGGGATCGGCGCGTCGGAGCCCCACCGCCGGAAACCGCGGACAGGGTGGCAAGTGGTTACACCCAACGACACGTCGACGCATCTACGAGCGCGACGGGTGGCGGTGTGTGTGGTGCTGCGCTCAGGTCGAACGAAATGCGGTAGGAATTGTCCGCCAGGCAACGATCGATCACGTGATACCTCGCTCGCGAGGGGGATCGAACCGAGCAAGCAACCTGATCACCTGCTGCTCCCTCTGCAACGCGAAGCGCGGACACCGCAGCGTTCCGGCGTTCGCGGTGGCTCTTTGTGGTGTCTCGGATCAGGTGCCGCCGGTACTCGTCGGATACCTTCGTCACCTGGAGCCGATCAAAATGATCGTGAGGCGAGTTCGAGCGGCGCAGCGTCGCAAGTTGCCTACCATCCCGGAGCCCATAAAATGAACTTCAGTCAGGCGCTCGAGAACTTGAAACTCGGCAAGAAGCTTCGTCGCAAGGGAAACGCCGAGGTGCTGCGACTCGTCACCCCGGACTCGGATCTCCGTGTGCAAACCGGAAAGGGCACGCGCGGAACGTTCGGAACGTTCATCGGTGTCGTGTGGGAGGGAGGACAGGTCTCTCCTTGGCACGTACCGCACGCCGATCTGCTCGCCGACGACTGGGAGATCGTGAAGTAAATCGACCGCCCGCAGGCGAACGGAAAAGCCTGCGAGCGGTCTAGGGCCCCACAACCGTACTTTGGGAAGAATGGCGAAGGGGCCCTGAAGTTGAAGTTGACACTCGTCGCGGATCTCTGTCAATCTACGCGCGGGAAGAATGGCGAGAGAGTTTCGCCTTCTCTCTGCGAAGGAGACGAAGCGATGGCGACGGAGTTGAACGTGAAGGAACTGTGGGTCGGGTGGACCCGAGATGCGGCTCGGCAGTACGAGCGTCCCGACGACCTCGACGAGGAAGACGTGGTGAGCGACATGGTCGACTTCACGACCGAGTACGCCGATATGATGCTCGAGGAGTACGAGGGCTTCACCGCGAGCGGGCGCAACGCGCGCAAGAAGAAGAAGCGCAAGAAGGTCGAAGAGCCCGACGACGACGAAGAAGACGAAGACGACGAGGATTGAAGGAGAATCAGATGGCTTCCAAGAAGAAAAAGAAGACGGGCTCGAAGCGCAAGTGCGGCGTGTGCGGCGTGCGAGGGCACAACAAGCGCAGCCACAAGCGCGGTGGCAGGCTGGCGCGTAAGTGAGAGCGTACGGGCTCATGAAGAAGACGCCTCCGGGGAAGAAAAAATCCCCGAAGGCGTCGAAAACGAAGCGCGGCGACATCCGGCGCAGGCACAACGCGCGCAGCATCTTGCCGTTCGGGAGACCCGCCAAATGAGCGAGAAGGAAGAGAAGCGCGAGAAGGCGAAGAAGCTCATCGAGCAGGCCCTCGACGACAGCGTCGAGGGGGCAGAGCGAGCGGCATTCGCGCTGCGCGCGATCAAGATCATCCGCAAGTACGAACTGCTGAGTCCTCCGCCGCTCGACGGGATCCTCGAGAACGACACCGTACGCGCTGTGAAATCGGTCGCCGACAAGCTTGCCGATCCGGAGCTCGTGGGCGGGCTCAAGGTGTTGTTCGGCGTGGCGAAGTCTGCGGCGTCAGCGGCGAGCAGGAGAAGGAGATCACGATGAGACAGAAGATCAGCGAACAGCATCGACTCGACGAAAACGAGAACCCGGCAGGCGGCACCACCACTGGTGTCGGGATCCTCATCGACTGGCAGAACGGACCTCTCGGGAGAGGCGCGGACCGCAAGGAGCCGAATGGGGCCTTCGTCGAGGGCGTGATCGAAGCAGCGATCGGCCGTATACGGCACTACCAGACGGCGAACCGCGGCAAGTTCGCATGCCGCGAGAACGCCATCGCGCTCACGAAGCTCGAGGAGGCGCTCATGTGGCTCGACAAGCGCACCGCCGACCGTGAGGCGCGAGAGGTCGAGGGTACGCATCGGGTCTGAAGATGAGTCGCTTGGATCTCGTTCTTCAGAAGCACCCCGAGCACGAAGAGGGACTTCGCCTGCTCGCCTCGCGCGACCCGTCGAAGGATCTCAAGTACATCAACTGGGGTGCGAAGATGCTCGCCTCTGGGCAAGCACTCGCTCCGGAGATCGCCGACATCGTCGAACTCCATCACCAGTTCAGGGGGAGGCCGACCGCCAGCTACCCGAGCAGAAAACGAATCGAGGCGGACATCTACGTGTACCGCCCGCAAGATCTGGCGAAGCTGCGCAACGATCTCTTCAAGCTGAAACGCGCGCAGGATCGCAAACGTCGTGAACGGGAGCGTCTGTACCATCTCGACGAGTCGATCGAGGCGGATGTCGTGTACGAGTCGAACGATCTCATCGTCCGGCACATCAAAAACAAGTCCGCGAGCGCGCACTACGGTCTCGGAACGAAGTGGTGCATCTCGATGGTTCGAGAGGGGTATTTCGAGGACTACGAGACCCAGAACGCGACCTTCTTCTTTTTCGAGCGCAAGAATCGACTCGGAGACGAGTACGACAAGGTCGCGCTCATGATCCCTCGCTGCAACGATGGGCGCTCCGTCGCGGACGCTTTTACGTCACTCGATCGACGTGTCGGCATGTTGGAGCTCGTCGAGGTGTACGGGGTGATCGTCTTCGACGTCTTCCGAGTGGTGTACGAGCGTAGCGCCAGGCATCCGCCCTCCTCGTCTTTTCTCGTGCGTCAGGGGAAAGCGACTGCCGAACAGCTCGAGGACACATTCTCGAAGATCCACAAACTGCCACCGCATGAGACTCGGTCGACCCTGGTGGCAATCTGTTGCAACGACTCGGCCACTGCGACTCTTCTCGAAGAGATCAGAACGCGAGCGCGTTCGATACTCTTGGCGTCGGAGCGACGTCGAGTCCGTGAGTCGGATCGGTTTTACCGCGCTCGTTTTCGACGCACCAGAAGAAGAGGTGTACCTCGAAGGGGTACCAAGGCGCGTACCGAAAAGGCAGTTCGAGATGCCGTTCGAGATCTGAATGCGGCACTGGTGATCCATCTGAACACTCCTGCAAGCGTGAGCTCGGAGTTGAGCAAGACGCTTCGTCGAGCTCATGTGGACATCGGATCGATTCGGCGTGTGGAGGGGGCTCGGATTGAATACAGCACCCCGTGTGGTCCCAACTCTTTACGCCGTCGTCTGCTTCGTCATCGGCGTGTACGACCGAAGACAGAGAAGGCGTTTCTAGCGCGCGCCGGAGTTTGCGAGCGACAGGCCAAGAGGTATCGAGCCAGGGCCGAGAAGGTTCGGCGCGAAGAATCCAAGAAGAAGCGAAGCAAGCGAGGTTGAATGTCACACCCTGGTTTTGTGTTCTACGGTCTAGTCGGGTTCATTTGGTTTTTGGTGAGCCTCAACGGTTTGTTCGTAGGATTCCGTGACGAACACATCTCGGTGAGCGCCGACAAAGACACACCGGAAGCGCGCACCGAGATGTGGTGGCAGATCTGGAACTTGTTTGCGGGCACTGTGGCTTCCGCAGCGCTTTGGCCTCTGTCGATGCCGGGCACCTTGCGTCACGTCGTTTGGTGGTTGAATCACGGAAAGTTGCCGTCCTACCACGTTCGTGTGCACGAAGACCCGTTCCGAGGCATCGACGACGCGCTCCTGGGAGAGATCCTGACCGATCTTGCCGAATGGCGTGAGACGCGCCCGGAGCGTTTCGGTAATCCAGCGGTCTCGGTCGCCCTCATGAACGTCTTGGCTCAAGAGGGACGGAAGATGCTCCAAGACTGGTCGACGAAAGACCGTCGTCTCGCGCTGGTCGACGGATTCGGGAACGTCCTCGACAGTTACGACAAGGCGGAAGAGTCGCTACGCAAGGCGGGGCTGCGCTCCGATCCCTAGTTACAATCCTAGACGGTGACGCTCGATCCGCTCCGCCCGATCTCCCCGCGGTACCGCGGCCCCCACCCCGTCGCCGCGAGGATGAGCGCGACGACCCCGATCGCTACGAGTCCGTACCCGACGGGCTTCGGCGCCGAGATCGCGCCCATGATGATGACCGCGCAGCAGAGGAGGATGACGGCTAGCCACATGCCGTCAGCGTAACCCCGTTCACGTAGGGTGTCGATGTGGCGTTTTGGCTAATCCCAGTCGATCTCCGTGACGATGATGTAGTGCGAGTAATTCCGGAGCAGTTGCGAGGCGATCCTGGGGCCCACGAAGTAGATGTTCCCGCTGAAGATGTTGTAGGCGGTGAACCGTTGGGAGGTCTGCTCGACGAACGTGCGCACGAACGCGCGTGTTCTTCGGGCGTACTCGTCTTCGTCGACGATCATCCCTCGACTCCCCCGTCGCAGAACGGGCACTCCGGATGGGCGTCGGTACCCCTCGCCATGTAGGCACCGCAACGCTTGCAGGAGGGTCGGGGAGGCGGCCTCGGAATGGGGTTGGCTTCCGGTCTAAGGCGCAACTGGCCGTTCTTGTCGAGTTCCACGTCCGCTGGCGTGATCGTGTACTCGCCTGGCTGTAGCGGCTTCCTGGAGGGCTTCTCAGGCATCAGGCGCTCCCGGTATCCTCCCGCCACCGATGACCTTGAACGCCACGATGAGGAGCGGCTCGACCATGTGCTCGGGTACCTCCAGCTTGAGCTCCGTGGACGCGCGTTTCATGGCTTCGTCGAACCGGAGGCGTTCGTTGCCCTCGGCGCCGAGGAGTTCGACCATTCTGCGCAGGACGGGGGCGTACTTCATGGCGTCGGATTTCGGTACGATCATTGCTCGCTCTTGATTTTGCGTTTGGGGGAACCGTCCACGACGCGCGTGAACTCGAATCGTATTTTGTCGCAGAGGCAGCCACCGCAGGACATCAGGTTGAGGAGCTCCTTGGCGTTTGGTTGATCCCAGGCGACGCTGTCGTAGTCGAAGATGTTGTCGGCACACCAGGATCCATCGTTGTACATGAACTCGATCATGCTTCGATCCCAACAGTAAGGGACGTCTAGTTCCCACATTCCGGTGACAGCATCGTCGAAGGACTTGATCCGCACCAGAACGCGTTTTGTCACGATGACGCAGTCTTCTCTGTGCGGACTTCCTATCTTCTGGTTGCAGTAGAAACACGAACCAGGATCTCCTGCTGGGCGGATTCCGTCATCTAGATCATGTACCAGGGGCCAGTTCATCGACGGCACCCGTGAAACCCGTCCGACGGAACCCAGCTTTCCGGGCACTTCAGGTAGCACTCCGACCATCCGTTGATCTTCGCGATCTTGAATGGAAGGCCCGCAGCTGATCCCTGTTCGGGGCACCATTTTTCTGAATGGTTGTTGATCATCTTTTCACATCCGAAGGCCACCATGAAGATGGTGACAACCATGAGGGCGGTGACGATGGTCACTTCCTTGTTCACGGTCGCACCTTCCGCATTGCGCTCGGGCGAGTGATGAGCTCGAGTTTGTTGAGCGCGTTTCTGAGTATTGGGAGAAGTTCTGGGCGAGACGTATCTCTCCCCCAGTTATCCCCGACCCACGCATCCGCCAACTCGCACGCGAGCTCGCTCGACTGTAGGTCCATGACCTCCTGCTCGTCGTCGATGCGAGCCTCGAGCATCGCTTGGCGCGTCTCGGCGGCTCGCGGGTGTGTTTCAAACAGACTCTTTCGTACAGGTTTTGTGGGCATCAGTTCTCTCCCATCGGCTCACACCGATCGTCTTCGGCGCGCATGTGAGCGATGGCCGAATCTACGTCGGATTCGGAAGCGCACATGTCGAGCGCTGCCTGACGGTATCCCTCGTACTTGTCCTTGATCATGACGCCCTTCGTTCGAGTTCGTGGTCGATCGCGATCAACCAGTCTCCGTAATCCATCGGTCTACCCATCTGCCTACGTAGGTTGAAGAGTACGACTGCGTCGGCGTGGATCTCGTCCACAATCGACAGCGCCATCTCGTGCCGATCCGCGTCGCGGTGCACCGTGTACCGGTACACGTCCTCGAGCAGCTGCACCTCGGCGCGGCGTAGCTGCAGCTCCGCCGTTGGAGCATCGGCGACGGCGTCTTTCAGGCTCATCGGAGCCCCCGAGACACGATTCCGGAGAAGGTTCCGGACTTGGCCACGCGGATAGGCCCCCATGCCCCATGAATGCATCGAAGGGCCTCGATGAATTCATCGATCGCGGTGCCCGCCTCCCGAGCCATGTGCGCCTCCAGCATCACCTGGCGCAGGAGGCGGAAGCGGACGCTCTCGAGCGGGTCCTGCAAGGTGGTCACCGTTTCCCCTCGTCTCCGTACTTGCGCTCTTCTGCCACCCGCAGCCCCGTATGGAGGAGCCACGTGCTGACCCCAAGGCCCTCTCGGGAGGCGATAGCCTCGAGCGCCTCCTTCTGTTTTGTCGTGAGACGCACGTTGACGACCTCCTCCTTCGTCTCTTTTGTCGGCTTCTTCGTTCGCGGCATTGGTCACTTGCCTTTCGGGCGGTTCTTGATCCTGGAGATCACTTCGTCGAGGCTACCGATCATCATGTCGGTCACCCCGGTGCGCTGGACCGGGAGTCTCGCGCAAGCATGCCTCAACTCCTCGAGCGTTTGGACGCACTCGTCGAGTTCCTGCTCCGTCGTCGGACGACGGCGCCCGAGTATGGGATCGAGCGTCTCACGCGCGGAGTGGAGCTTCTCACGAGCCTGGGTCACGTTTCCACCGCCTCGTAGCTGAGGGTCTGCGCGGCTTGTGCCGCTGCGTCCTGGGCCGTCTCTCCGAAGAAGACCCTCGTTCCTTCTGGCGTTCGGATCGCGGTCTGGAACTTGCTCGATGCGCTGAGTCTCACGTAGGCGCCCTCCGGGTTCGCACGCATCCACTCCGTGAAGATGTCGAAGATCCTGGCAGCGGCATCGGCGTGCCGGATCCGGGTGCGCTCCTCCGCACTCGGCACTGGCGTGACCGTGATCTTCTCCCGAACCCGGAAGACGAGACGGCATGCCAGATCGATGAAGGCTTCCTCGGGGTCTTTTTCGAGGTAGGCGGTGTCCGTGTTCTCGATGACGTCACGGAGCCCCGCGGCGAGCTCGCGGATCATGTCGTCGAGGCCCATGGGGGGCTGACGGGGGGCGGGGGATTGATCGGGTTTCATTTGGCTCCTTCGATGGGTCGTTTTGGTTTCTTTCGAGCGATGCGAACGACGCAGCGAGCGCAGGTCACCTTCTCGCCGTTCTTCTTGCTCAGGCGGTAGCACTTGAGGCAGGTCGGTTTGCTCACGCAGCCTCCAAGGCATCACCGTCGACTGCCCGAAGAAGCGCAACGACGAGGAGCCCCGCGACGCAGCCACCGATGTGGCACCCGAACGAGACGTTGTCTTCGCCTCCGACGAAGGCGTGCCAAACGTTGATGCCGACGAAGGCGACTACGAAACCCATGAGGCGAGGGCGAAGGACCCCTGCCACAGCAAGGACTCCGAAGATGGCCCCAGAGGCGCCCACCAAGGGCTCACTGGCGTTCGGGTTCACGAGTATGTGGAAGAGTCCGCCGGCAACGCCAGCGAGCGTGTAGAGGCTCAGGAAACGGAGGCTTCCGAGAGCCCTTTCCACGACGGTCCCGAAAAGGACCAGGAAGGCCATGTTACCGCCCAGGTGGATCAGGCTGTTGGGGTCGTGGAGGAAGAGGCTCGTGAAGAGAGTCTCGGGAGCGAAATGGACCGGGATCAGGCCGTAGATGTTGCAGACCGCCCGGCCACCGGCCCCTAACTCGAGGAGGTAGGCCAGAACGTTGGCGACCACGAGGAGGAGGGTCATGACTGGCATGTGTAGTAGACGAAGCCTATCAGAGGTATATTCATTCTGCAACTTTTCCACCCCGGTTGTATGGACAAAAAGCGTTGGCTTCGTGAATACCGGCGGGATACGCTCCGTCTGGCCTCCCATGACCATGATTCACGCGATGAACGAGGCTCGCCGGAGTGCGTTCGATCTGATGCGCCGGCAGAGCCTCCGTACGGGGCGAGGGCTCGCTGAGGTGTACTTCCTCGGCGACGTCACGACCCACAGCATCGCCCACGCGCTCGAAGATCTCGGTTGGTTGACGATCCTCCCGGGGCGCAAAGGCCGTCCTTCGCAGATCCGCCTGACCGACGTGGGGCTGTGGGTGCTCGGGGGCGCATCGTGAGCCGCGTTGAACACTCGTACACGATTCTTCTTCCAGTTTCAGGAGAAGCGTTCGGGCGATGGCTCGACGAAAACCACGCGACCGTCGAGATCTCGTGCGCGCTAGGAACGTACCACGTTCGCGTCAACCGGCACCGTCTCGACTCTTTCAAGGAGTCCGGAAACGTCTCTGTTCGGCGGTGCGGAGACCTCGAAGTGTCCGCCTACAGCAAGACGCTCGAAGAGGCGCTTCTTACCGCCATGCAGAAGTGCATGGAGGAGCCTTTCAAGTGAGCCGCCGCGACACGCTGGCGCAGGCCGCCTGGCGCATTCAAGTGTTCGCGGCGAACGGGCGGGTTACGCAAGAACACCTGTTTTGTACGGGCGACTACGCGGTGGATGGCCACAACGCGCGCAAGCTCTTCGATGGGTTGAACCTCGTCGAAGGAAGTCGTGCCGAGTACCAAATCCGCCAAGAAGGAAAGTCTCGTTTTCAGACGTGGGGGCGCAAGGAACAACGCGACGGTCAAATGCGTCACCGTGAAGGCAAGCGATGATCACCACCGACCTCAAGCTCCTCGTCGACGTCGCCTGGCACAACCGAGACGGCCAGGCCCCCTACCTTCTCGCCAAGGGTGAGTACGCCGCCGCCGAGCGCCTGTTGAAGCGCGGCCTGATCATGAACGGCGGAGGCGGACAGGTGGGCATCACCAGCGCCGGAGAACAGCTCATCGTCACGCTCTGCGGAAGGGTTGCGCGGGGCGGGGTGCGGAAGGCGAGAGGTGCGCTCTGATGGCCTGGCGTTACACCCAAGCGGGACGAGAGGTCGGGCGACCGAGTAGCGAGCACGGTTTTCACGTGGAGGGTCCCCTCACGTCGGAAGACTGGAAGGGGATCATTCACGACATCGTCGAGGAGATGGTCGAACAGGCGAAACTAGAAAGCGAAAGAAAGAGAAAAGTCTGATGTGTACGATCTGGAAATTTCCCGTGCCAGTGAGCGATGAGTTTCCGCTGGTGTTGCCTACCGGAGCTCAGTTTTTGAGCGTTCAAACGCAAGGAACGCTTCCGCAGATGTGGTTCCTGCTCGATCCGAAGGCTCGACCGACGCATCGTCGGTTCGCGGTCTTCGGTACGGGACACGTGATCGAAGATCTAGATAGGCTCGCGTATCTCGGAACGTTTCAGATGAACGGCGGGTCGCTTGTCTTCCACCTGTTCGAGCGGCGTTGAGGCAGATGCCAACCGGAGTCCCTATCTCACTCAAATGCCCCCGTTGCATGCGCGGTAAGTGGGGCAAGCTACCGCGTGTGAAAGGCGTGAGACCGAGCGGCATATTCGAGACGAAGTTGACGGCTCGAAGTACCCGTCGCGTCGGCAGAGGGCCGCGCGTCTACCGGCAACGTGTCGACTGCTTCGACTGCGGGCACTCTTGGTGGTCGACGCTTCCGGGCGTCGCTCGTCCGTGGCTCACTCCTTGACGAACACCGACACGCCGATCTTGCCCTCGGCGTGCTTCTCGACGAGGGACACGAACACGCGACCGTCGGGTCCGTACTCCGTGCGCTTGAAGCCGGGGACGATCTCTGGCTCCTTGCCGATCTCGGCAGCGATGCCTCGCGCGGAGTCCAGGATCTTCGGAGGGATCTCCTTCGGACCGACACGGCGGTACCCGGGTAGCGTCGCTTTCGAGTGGTCCGGGCGTTTCGCCATCAACTTGAGCCAGAGATCGGCGCGTTGCCAGTCGCGGTCTTCCGGCTTGCACTTCCCGCCGCTCGCGAAGCTTGCCAGCATCTTCGCGACCCGGTTCCTGTCGGCGCGCACTCCGATGAACACGCCGCACTGACGCGCCTGCGAGACGACGACACGGAGCCCGTACTGCGCGCACAGGTGCGTGGCATCGGTCCCAAGCCCCACGAGACGCTCCCACACGTCCTGTGGAACTATCCCGGACACATGAAGCTGAAACCCACACCGGGCAAGGCCATGATCCTGCGTCCACGTAGGGTGCTGCTCACCGGCATGGATGCGCTTGTCGAAAAGCGTTTCGCTGTACCAGATCACGGCCCCAGCGGCGGCTATCTCGGTGGAGGTCCACCCGGTTCCGTTCGCGTACGGCGTAGCCTCCTCGGCGAGTGCCGTGGCGATCTGCGTTACACGATCGACGTACTCCTCGCGGGTTTCTCCAGGGGCATGGGAACCCGGGAGGCGCGTCAATTCAGAGGCGAGCCAGGCGGCTACGACGGCTGTTTTCACGAGCCCCCGACAGCGTGTGTGATCGACATGACACGCACCCTAGTCAGATGAGCAACCTTCGTCAATAATGGGACCATGAGCGCTCTGAATCAAGTTCGGGCTCTATCTCGCATCCGTCGAGCGCTCGTAGAGATGGAAGCCGAGGTCGTCGATAGCGAGCGAGAATTCTTGGAGTCTGGGGGCGTCATGCCGGCCGACGTCGACGCCGCTCTCCGTTCGTTCCATGCTCGCCTCCGGATGGCCAACGGGATGGTGACGACGTATGCGAAAACGTTGAGCGCGGACTACGACGATCAGAAGACTCCGGCGCGAACTCCGAGCGCGATGATCCGGGCAGCGAGCCCCGAGGCGATCCAGGCGTTCGAGAAGAGCGTCGAGTTGATGCAGAAGAAGCCGTAGCCCCTACGGGAAGAACCCCTGCGTCGTCCCGGGCGCAGGAGGATTCTTCGCCTCGTACGCCTTCCAGGCGGCCCACGCGAGCACGAACGCTTCGATTCCGAGGGCACCTGCCACGGCGTTCCGAACTAGGTGCTTCCGCTCGCCAGCGACCGCCATGCCGGTCCCGACGAGCACCGAGCGCCCCAGGGTGTGCCCCACGACTCCGACGATCCCCATCGGGTCTCCGGTCATGAGGCGGTAGGCGCTCGTGCCGGAGGGGAGCGCTGGGTACGCGGGAGGGGTAATCGCTTCGCCGAGGCCGATGTGCATCATGGCGGTACAATCGTACCGGAACTTAGTCGCACCGTCGAGCTTGACTGTTCGGTTTAATCGGAGTAAAACCCGATCTCGATGATTTTGAAGGTCAGAAAGTTGGGGGGAAGCCTTGCCTTGATCATCCCGCACGACGTGGCCAAGTTGATGGGGCTCGTCGAGGGTACCGAGGTTCGGTTGACGTTGTCCGGACGCAAACTCACCGTCGCGCCGCAGGTGCCCAAGAAGCCGAAAGGCAAGTCTTAGTGCACATCACCGTGAAACGTGAAGCTCCTGACGGCCTATCGCAGATCGTTTGGGTGTTCTGGTTGTTCGTGGAGTTCAGCGCCACTGCGCAGGTACGCCCGAACGAGTACCGAGAGGAAGAGCGCCCTACCAAGCGTCACAAATTTCGTACCGTGCGGGCCTGGAACAGAATTTCATGGAACCGTCACGACGGCACAAAAACGAAGTGGATCGATCCGCCTGAAGACGTTCGAGAAGAGGTCATTCGGATCATCGTGTCCAAGATCGTTTTCGTAGATCCGTCATGATCGGTTCGCTCTTCTCCGGTATCGGAGGGTTGGAGCTCGGCTTGGAGTGGGCCGGCTTCGGGCCAGTGTCGTGGCAGTGCGAGATCGATCACTTTCGACGCCTCGTGCTCGCGAAACACTGGCCGAACGCCACCCGCTACGAAAACGTCCGGAGCCTATCCGGTAGGAAAAGAGATGGCTCGTACCTCATCGAATCTCTCGCGCACGTCGATCTCATCTGCGGCGGGTTCCCGTGTCAGCCGTTCTCTGCCGCGTCTCGCGGTAGACGATCACTCGACCTCACGCTCTGGAAAGCGTTCGTCGAGGTCGTCGAGCGGGTCAGACCGAACCAAGTCGTCGTCGAAAACGTTGCGAACAACGCGACGAAGCACTGGTTGCCGGCGGTGCGGCAAGATCTGCTCCTGCTTGGTTATCGAACGCGCTCCCTTCGGATTGACGCGCGAGACGTTGGGGCTCCCCACGCCCGTGCCCGCGTCTTCGTTGTTGGCTACGCCGACGCGAAAGCACAACCAGCTAGCGCCCAGCATGGCCAAATGGCCCGGGTGCCGGCGGCTGCAAAAGCTGGCAGGGCGTGGCGGAAACCCCTCCCCGGAGCTCTACGAATGGATGATGGGGTTTCCTTCGGGGTGGACCGACTTGCGGCGCTAGGCGACGCGGTCGTGCCGCAGGCTGCCTTCGTCGCGGGAAGCGTTCTGGTGGATTGGGTTCACGCCCACTCCGGATCGGTCTGAACGGCTCTTGCCGCATCCTTGGGCGTGTTGAAATCCGCGTAGTGAACCTGAACCCACTCGTCCTCGTCCTTGAGCTCGTACAAACCGAGCTCGACCGGGGATTCCGGATCGCGCGGTTCGTGGTCGTCTTGTGTCATGACCAACAGACGTCTACGCCCGTTCTTCGAGTTCAATCCGCGAGTCGCAGCGCTCGCGCTGATCTCGTTGTTCCAGCCGACGCTCCATCCTTTCAAGACGTAGCCGAGATTGTTCGATTCGCGGAGAGCGTGAGGCGTACCGCCTTCGATTCGCGCCGACGCCACTCCGAGCTTGTACCAGCTAGAAAAATGGTACTCCCCGTGATCCCGCAGTTCTTCGCCCATCTTCTGGGCTTCGTGCTCCGTTAGGTTTTTGCCGATTTTCTTCTTGAGGATCCTCACGGCTTCTTGAGTGTTCTCGACGGGGACGCGCTCTTCTTTGGTCAGTATGCGTTTTCCTTCATGCTGTCCGCTTTCGGTCCACGTGATGATCAGCGTTTTTTGAGGGGCGGTCAGCGCTTGCGGCGTGGCGCTGACCGTTTGGCTTTTGGGGGACGCTTCTCGCGCTTCGAGTCGCGATCCATCGCTCGCGTCACCGCCGTCCCGAGTCGCTCGAGAGCACGCGCGTGGACGACGAACAGCTCCCCGCGCTGCGTCTCTACGAGTACGGTGCCCTCTCCCTTGAGGAAGCGCTTGTTGTGGTCGTCGAGAGCCGCCAGGCGCCGCGCGTCGGGCTCGACGACCGTTCCAGTCATGCCGCGGTACATCGAGTCGGAGCCCGCGACGCGAACGGGCGTCCCGGGGCGAGCGGTCGAGCGGGTGAGGCGACCCGTGCGAGGGCCGCGTCGACGGTCTTCTTCGACGTCCCCACCGCCCATCTCGCCCTTGATCCGCAAGAGTTCGTCTGCGAGCCACCCTCTTGAACCGTCGAGCGTCTTCCGGAACCCTTCCCAGAACGCAGCGTCTTCGTCTAGATTTCGCTTCGTGTCGTTCTCCAAGTCCTGGAGCATGTTCCGCGCGATGACCATCGCGTCTCGCTTCGTTTCGAGCGGGAGTACGTCCTCGGGAGGCATCTTGCTGGCCTCGATGAGCTGAGTGCGAACCCAGTCCATGAAATGATCACTTTCGAGCTGACGGGTGGCGTACTCGATACCTGCGGTTTCGGCGCGAGCGGACATGTCTGTAGCGGGCCTGTAGTTTCGGCGTGGCGCATCAGCGTAACCGAACGATCGGCGTCCACCTCGCCCACCACCGTACTCCTCGATCGGTACAGCGGAGCTCGGTAGCTGCGTCACCTTCTTTCGAGAGCTAGGCCCCTCCGTGTGCCAGTACCCGCCTTCGGAACGTACGTTCGCCTCGTCGTACGCGCCGTCGCTGCGTGGGAAGTAGAGTTTCGTTGCTCCTTTGCCTGTCCCTCGAATGAGCAGCGAGACCAGATGCGTCGCTCCCTCTCCGCGCGCGTGCGCGACGAGGTCGTCTAGCGTGTTGAAGTCGGCGACTCGGTGGCCGGCGGCTCGTGCCCGCGGGGAGACGAAATGGCGCCCGGGTTCGGGAGGCTTCTGGTAGCGGCGAGCTTCGCTCGTCCCGCTAGTGTCTGGCGTCGGCCACACTTCGCGTTTGCGGCCCATATACGCGCGAATGAACGCTCGCGCGACCTCTCCGTTGACATCGATCATGCCGCGTGAATCGACGATGCCGAGCTTGTACGACAACTCTCCGACCCACCACTCGGCGCGTTGCTTCGATCGTTCGCGGCCCAAATCGTCATCGTGGTTCGCAGCTTGACGCGCCTGCTGACGCATCGCGTGTTCTTGTTCGCGTGTCATCGCGGTCTCCTTCGAGCGTGTCCCATGTGCTGCTCGTAGATGGTGTCCGGAGTTACACCATTCTGATTGAACAGCTCGGCGATGAGGTGGGTGGCTCCGTCGGCTTCCACCGGTCTCGTGTCGGTGCCCTCTTTGTCGAGGTGCGCGAAAGGGCGTCCGTTGAAGGCGAGATAGCGACCGGGTTCGACCGTCCATCCCACCTCGAGTGGCCGATGCGGCCCACGCGGCGCTGCCACGCGCCCCTTCGGTGCCTCGTCGACCAGCTCACTCTCCGGATCGTCGAGCGCCTCCTGAAGCGCGTCGCGGATGTACCGGAGCTCGTCGATCTCGGCTTTGGAGAAGGTACCCTTCCCGAGCTGAAACTTGTTCCTACCGAGCTTCTTCACGCGGGCAAGATCACTGTCGATGTTCGCGATGGCGTCCGTGAAGACCCATGCGTAGTTCCAGCCGCCAGATGACGAGATGGCGTAGAGCGGGTCGGTCTCACCGCCCGTCCACCCCTGCATCAGCTTGAGCGCTTCCTCGTCATAGACAGCGATCTTCCGCATGTCGCGCTCGTCTTTCTCGGGCGCGGGATCGTCGTCGTAGGGGATGGGCTTGGACATCAGCGTCCCCTCCGAGCTGCTCGAGATCCCACGGGTGGGCCGCGACGGGGAGCCTCTTCGACCTGATCCTGATCTACGGTGATACCTTCTGCGTCGATCTGCTGTTGAACGTCACGCTCCATCGCGGCATGGGCGAGCGCGGCCCAGTTGATCGAGTCACCCTCGACCGCCGGTTGCCCGTATTCCTCGCTGTAGGCGTCGTGGTTGTCCGAACACATGAGCACCTGAAAGTTCGCATGTGTGTAGATGACCCAGTACGAACCATCGACCGTCTGGTGTAGCCACTGGTCCAGGCTTTCCTGATCGGTAACCTCTCCGTCCTTGATTGCACGTCGGAGGTCTTCGACGGTACCGCGCACGCTTTGGTAGTATTCGGCGCGCAACACGCGCATCGCATCCTCGTGCTGTTCATCGGTGATGCGTCCGTCGTTCTTGGGGTTTGCGCTGCCTGAACTACCCCTACGACCGCCCGGCGCGCCGCCCCTTGAGATCTTCTTCTTCGGGGCCATCATGCTCTTCTCCTGAAAATGTCGTTTCACGGGATCCTCCCAACGTTGTTCACACGGATCTCGAAGCGCTCGAAGACGCTCGCTTCAGGATCTTCCTTGTACTGTGCGACGGCCTCCGGGCCGCCGTAGAACTTCGCGCCCCACGTGCTGTAGATGAGCACGTCGAGGTTGGCGCTACCGGTAGAGGCGGCCATGCCGAGCGCGAACGAGGCGGCCTCGTCCCAGGTCTTGAAGATGCGATCCTTGCCGCTGCCGTCTTCGACCGCGTACTCGACGTCCTTGTGTTTGCGCTGGGCCATCAGTCTTCTCCTTCTCTGGAATCCCACACGAGTTCTCCGTCGCGCGTGATGACGCGCACGTAGTCTCCCTCGAAACTGGAAGAGTCGGCGATCTTCTGCGCCTCACGGATCGTTTCGTCCTCGTCGTCGTAACCGTATTCGTAACCAGAGACGAGAGTTCCGTCAGAGTAGAGCCCTTGGATGACGTACTCCGGATCGTCTTCGTTTTCCTCTTCCTCTTCTTCCGGCTCGTCGATCTCGATGAACTCCGCAGCCTTGGTGCCCTTGATGGCATCGGCAAACTCGCGCGGTGAGAGTTCCCACATGATGCCGTCGAACGTCTCTCGGAACACTTCGCTAGCCGCCTCTCCGTACTCCTTCTCGAGTTCGGCGTAGTATCCGGGGTTGTGATCCATCTCCCACTCTTCGAGGATCTCGTCGGCCACCTGGAGCGCTTCGTCGATGTGGCCGCCTTGCGTCACGGCAATCGCGCCGACGTGCGGCCCGTAGCCCTGCACGTTGACGACGATCGCTACCGAGACGGGATCGTCATCGTCGAGATCGATTGAGTTGTTGTCGACGATTTCTCCGCCAACGAGGAGGACGCCCTTCGCGAGCACCTCTTTGAAGTTCTCCAGGTCTTTTGAAATTCCTCTCGGCATGTTCATGTTCTCCTGCGCTCGAACCCGAGCGTTTGATTCTTTGACGTACCCGTCGTGGTACCCGAACGCGCCGGGTACTACGACGGACAACGGTTCATCTGCGGGGCGGATTGCATCCTCCCACGTGAGTCGCTCGCGTACCCACCACGATGGTACGCCCTGGTCCCATCTGCGGGGGCTGATGCGATCTACGAGCTCGTAGATCTTCTCGCCGACCTTTTCCTTCGCGTCACGAAGCTTCTCGAGCTTCTTGCGCTCCGTCGAGGAGAGCCACTGCGTCTGAAACTTGTGCCCGTGCTTGCCGCCGAGCTGGATCTCGTACGCGAGCAGCGCCTCACTCGCTTTCGCATAGGCCGCGTGCAGCGTGTCCCACTTCTTCTTATCGGCTGCCGTCGCCATCATGTTCTCCACTCGACCCAACCCGGGTCGACTTCTAGCGGTAACTCTGACGTGGGCACGCCCACCGTCTTCAAAACTCCTCGGAGCGTCTTCCACTCTTCGGCGGCGATTTCCGTGAGGTACTCCTCCTCGGAGTCGCTCTCGATGCCGTTCAAGCCGCCGCTCTGAAGCGTCTGGAGGATCCCCTCGATGTTGACGTCAGCTTCGGCGCGCGCGCTCACGAAACTGAACTCGCCGCGTCGGTACTCGTCGCGACGATCCTCGAACTCGTCCTGGTCGAGGTACGAAGCGTCGGCGTCTTCGTCCTGGTCAAAGATCACACGGATCGCCTGCAACCTCACCGCCGGTCTACGGGCGGGGGCTGCGACCACGCGGCGTCGCGTGCGCTCGGAGTCGACCATCTTGTGCCTGTAGTGTCCCCGAGCCCGGAGGGGCCGTCAAGAGGGCGGTTGCAGAAGGCTCACGGAGGGTGTACGGTAGGTGAATAAACGTCGAACCCGCTCCGTCCGAGCCAATATGCCGTCGAAACCCCAAACGTGGGCACAATGGGCCCGCGCCTGCATCCGCGACCCCAAGAGCCCATCCAAGATCACCAAGGACATGCTCGCCGCCCTGACGGGTACCGACGCCCGCGCCCTGGACGCCATCGTGGCGTGCTGGACCGTGTACGCCTACACGGGCGACCCGTTCGTGTTCGAGGCCGTGCGGGTGCTCGTGCGCATCATGCAGGTGCACACGCGCCCGCTCGCGCGAGAGCTCATCCCGTTCGTGCTCGACTGGGGCGACCGGGAACGGTTGTGGCCTCTCGTTCAAGTCACCCACGTGGAGGATCACGGATGAACGTCGTGAGCTCGAAGCAGAAGTCGAAGTTGCAACACCTCGCCGTCAGCGGCGACCCGCAGGCGGCGCGCGCCGAGGAGATCCTCCGGTGCCTCGACAAGGGCATCGTGCCGCCACCGGAGGCGGTCGAGTGGCTCATCGAGTGGCTCCGGCGAGGAGCAGCGTGAGAGTTGAACTACTCGCCGAACTCGCCGACCTGTTCTCGCGTGAGGCGATCAGAGCGAAGAAGTGCGGAGATCCGATCGAGTCTGATCGACTCGAGGAACTGGCAAACGAGTGGCAAGAGCTGTTCGCGAAAGCCGATCGCGCTGAGATGTTGAGGGCGCTTCGGTGACTCGTCGCGGTAAGACGCTCGGTCAACTGTTCCCGCGAGCGGCGAGACGGTGGCCGAGAACGTTCTTGCTCGGAATTGTCATGTTGTCCGGCACTGTCGCAAGCGTCGCCGTGACTTGCGTTGCGTTGTATCTGAATCCCAACGGGCCTCTCTACTTTGCTGCAGCAGTGGTTCTTGGGTTGATGGTCTGCGCGATACGTGCAGACATCCAAGATCGGAAGGACCAGTGAAGAGATCGTTCTCTCAGTTCGTGAAACGCCTCGGCGCCGTCGGGCTGCTGAACGGCGTCGAGGATCGCTCGCTCGCTCTCCATGTCTCGTTGAAGGAGCTCTACGAGGGTCCGAACCGCGCGCCATCGATCACTGCCGCTCGACGTGCCGTCTACCTGTGGCTCATGGAGGAGGGCAAGGGGAACAACGAGATCGCGCGGCTCTTCGACCGGGCGCCGAACAGCGTGTGGAAGATGACGAAAGGGAAGTCATGAGCGAGAAGAACTCCAAGAAGATGAAGCGCATCGTGCGAGACTTGCAGGAGCTTCGAGGTTGCACGTACACGGCGGCCCTTCTCGAGCTTCGGGCGCTGCCGGAGGGCACGGACTGGAAAGAGCACGTCATGCGTGTGGCGCTGCAAGAACCGGAGGAAGGCGCGCAAAAATGAGTGATGAGCGCCACGTGATCGCGACGTTCTACTCGGACCATTCGCTCTCGTCCGAGCGAACTCGAATTGAGATCTGGTCCGACGGCGAGATGTCGCTGGTCGTTCCGGGGAAAGAGCCCGTGCAGATCGCGAAGTGGGGCGAACGTCCATATCGAGGCAGCAAAAGCATGTTCGAGCTTTGCGCGCTGCCGACGAGGGAGTCGTGAGCCACACCTGCCACTCCCCCGACTGCACGCGCCCAGTTCCGCCGCGGATGCTGTTCTGCTTGCCCCACTGGCGAGCGCTTCCGAAGAAAGTTCAGGACGCCGTCTGGCGTGAGTACCGCTCGGGTCAGGAGATCGACAAGAAACCGAGCCTTCGCTACCTCTCCGTGCAACGGCTCGCGTGCGCGCATTCGGTGTTCAAGCCGGACGATGAAGAGGCGGCGCTCCTCGCGCTCGTCTGTTTGAAGGAAGCCGTCAACTACTCCAGGGCGGCGGTCGAGGCGGGCCTGGGAGATCCGCTCGAGAACCTTGCGCCAAAGGACGGGCTACTTGCGAAAGCGCGCCTCAGGGTGGTGAGGTGATGGCTGATCTGTTCGTCATGGTGCACGACGACCCCCGCGTGTGGAGGTTCACCGGGCAAACGAAATCCTTCGTCACGCTCGAGTCGCACGACGGGACCGCATCGGCAGCGGTGAAGACGCTCTGCCGGGTCGGGACCGCGCGGGACTGGCGCACGTCGGAAAGCTTCGCGAGTGCGTGGAAAGCCGGTGGCGGGGAACGGTTCAGATGAGCGCCGTCAAGGAGGTGGAGTTACGTCTCGAGGGGCTTACGGACATGGCCCTGATCGGATCCGACGATTCGATCTGGCTCGTCGTTCCGCTCCGGTGGTGGGATTTGGCGACGCTCATCTGGTGGGCGTTCGTTCCGAACGACAAGAAGGCCACGGTGAAACTCACCCTGGCGGACGGGAAAAAAGTCAAATGCAAGACGGTACGTGTCGCAACGAAACACGTGCGAGTGCGGGGGATAAGCGCGTGACTACGTCCGAAGCACCCCCCGTTGCTCGACCTTTCCTCAAGTGGGCAGGAGGCAAGGGCGCTCTGCTACACGAGATCCTTCCGCGCCTTCCGAAGAAGATCGAAACGTACTACGAACCATTCGTCGGTGGTGGTGCAGTGTTCTTCGCGCTCGCGGCGGAGAAACGGTTCAATAGAGCCGTGATCGGAGACACGAACGACGATCTCATCGAGACGTACTACGCGATCCAGAACGATCTCGACGAGGTCGTTCAACGGTTGAAGATTCACGCCGGTAAGCATTCCGAAGAGTATTTTTACAAGGTGCGCGCGCAACGGGGTTCCTACGTTGCGGCTCGGATCATCTATTTGAACCGTACGTGCTTCAACGGGCTCTATCGCGTGAACCAGAAGGGCGAGTTCAACGTTCCGTTCGGGAAGTATGCGAACCCGAAAATCTGCGACGAAGAGAACCTGACCGCAGTGTCAGAGGTGCTGCATGGGGTAGATCTAGAAACGAATGACTTCGAGACGATGGTGGTCACCGCGCAGCGAGGAGATTCGGTCTACTTCGATCCGCCGTACGCTCCTCTCTCGGATACGTCGAACTTCACCGCCTACACCGCTGGAGGTTTCGGTTCGTCCGAACAGGAGCGTCTCCGAGATGTCGCGAAAAAGCTCATCGACCGCGACGTGCACGTGTTGCTGTCGAACAGTGACACGCCGTTCGTCCGAGATCTCTACGGCATGACGCGCGTGTTCAAGATCGAGGAGGTTCAAGCGCCTCGCCGTGTGAACTCGAAGGGCAAGAAGCGAGGGAACGTCGGAGAGCTTCTCATCTCCGGGAGGACGCGATGAGAAAGTGGATCACAGAGTTACTCTCCGCGCTGGGGTTCGCCTTGATCCTTGGTGGCATCGGCTGGTGGGTGGCGTATCTGCTGTCAGGGAAACCGCCCCCGTGTGTGCTTCTCACGGATGCCCAACCTTTCAACCTGGTGATACGTGACGGGCGCTTCATGCTCTGCCGTCCGTTGAGCGACGAAAGTATCGACGTGGTGTGTCGCGTCTTGGAGGAGAAGCCATGTCGGTGAAGACGTTCGTGGGAGAAGCGCTCGCCTTCACCGTAGGCGCGTTCGGCGTGCTCGTCGTGAAGGGCATCGTGAAGCTGCTCGAGGTCGCGGCGGAAGCGGACCAGGCGTGGAGACAGAGGGGTTCGAGATGACGGGGGAGGAAGAGCTTCGGGCGTTCGTAGAACGGGTCGTGAAGAAGATTCACGAACGGTACGACGCGATGCGCGAGGTCGTACGTAGGCGCGGACAGGATGCGCGGGACGAGCAACGCCAGAAGGATGAGCGCGAATGAAGCAAGAGACTCAGCCCGTCCCCGAGGCGAGCGCGCCGGTCGATTCTGACGACCTGACGGAGCGCGAGCTTTGCGAGTTGTCGTGCTTCATGCCGAACCTTGCATGCGTCATCGAGCGGGAGCCGCCTCGGATGGTTGAGGAGACGAGGCGTGCCGCAAGACAGGAGGTCGCGTGGCTGCTTCGCGAAATCATCCGCCTGAGAGGCGGCGCAACATGAAGAAACGTCACCGTTGGGACGATGCCGATCGGTGCCGTGACTGTGATGTCAGGCGCGAGGGGTATGGCGGAGGTCGGACGGGCTTTCTGTGCTACTACCGCGCGGACGGGACGTTTATCGGACTCACGGCGCCGTCGTGTCAGGTCGGCGGGACTGAAACCGGCAAGGGCTCTCGAAGATGAAGCACGGATGTACGGCAGGCCGCGCGTATCGGGACACGAGACGGTCTAATCTTTCAGAGAGGAGCTACCAATGAACGCTTGGCAGGAATTGCAGGAGTCGCTGGAACCGGGAGAGACCGTGGAGGCGATCGTCTTCGGTCCGTGGGGATGGGGCTCGGCCCCGACCAAGGGCGAGGACTGGGAGCCGGGCTATGACGAACCCGACCCGCCTCCTGTGCCGTTCGACAAGCGCGGTATCGTGTTGAAACCAGAAGAGGCGGAGCCGTTCATGCAGACGTGGAAGTTCTCCGGCGGCTTCGGTGCGCCTAAGTGCTACGCGGTGCGGATCTGGACCAACCGCCGTATCTTGTGGGTGACCCAATACGACGGCTCGACGGGTCTCGATTCGTCGGCGCGCCATCCGTATGCGCACATGCCGGACATGCCCGGTGGCTAGCTCAAGAGACGGAGTCGCGAAGATGAAGCATCAGAAGGCGGCTGTCCGGAAACGACCGGTCACGCGAACGGTTGAGCCCTCCACCAAGAAACACATCTGCATTGCATGCGGTCATGTCGCGGTCCCCAGACGCCAGACGTTTCATAGCGGGTGCTCCGGCGAAGTCTGCGCGAAGTGCGGCTCCGAGGACATATTCGCCTACGAAACTAAATCGGACATCGCGGAGCACAAGCGCGCGTGCGCAGAAGATCAGGAAGCGAAAGAGGCCGCCGCTAAGAGGCGCAGGCGGTCGGAGTATTGGTGAGCGCGCACATGAAAGACGAATTGAGCCGCGTGAAGCAGCCCGACACGACAACTCCGACCGAGCCCGTCACGCGCGAGTTGAGTGCTCCACCTATCGGCGCGACGTGCACCCACCCACGGATGCGCTGCCCGAACGGGACGCACGGATGCGGCAAGGCGTGCGGTCACTGGTGGTGCCCGGACTGCGGGCTGTCTTGGGACGAGGGCATGTGATGGGCTGGATCTCTGACCGCCACATGCGCCGCGGCGGGTCGATCGGCCCCGGCGGCCTCAAGGCGCATAAGCGCGGCGCGCCGCTCCGGAAGATCGTCGGCATCGTTCGCCCATCGGAGAGCATCTTCGAGCCCGCGCGCGTCACACTCGAATGCGGGCACGAGGCCGAGTCGTGGGGCGGTGTCCGAGCTAGGTGTGTCGCGTGCAAGAAAGCTGCGGTGCAACCGTGAAGCATCAGGAAACGACAACCCCGACCGAGCCGGTCACGCGAATGGCAGATGCTCCACCTAGAGAGCCCGTGTGCTGGTTCGCGGGCGTCATGGAGGCCAAGCTCCGCGAGAACGACCACAAGGGCGGATGGGGGGACTGTGACTTCGACTATCTGGAGAAGCGTATCCGGGAGGAGCTTGCCGAGCTCGCAACGGTGCTCATGCAGTACCAGATCGCGGCCCTCTCGCCGCATGAGGTGACCCGGACGCGATACCTCGGAGAGAAGGCGAAGCGCGAGGCCGCGGACGTTGCGAACTTCGCGATGATGATCGCGGACCGGTTACGCGGGGAGCTTCTGGATCTGGATAGCCCAGAACCAGAAGAAAGCGAGCGCGCCCCGTGAATCAGTCGAAGCCGGCAGATCCCCTCACCGACGACATCAAAGCATCGATCAGTCTAGCGGCTCGAGTAGCAGTCGATCGTTCCGTCCCGCTCACCGAACTCTCGGACCTACTACAGAAGGAATACGAGTCCGCCCAAGCCATCAAACAGCGTCCGAAAGCGTTCGAGCCAGCACGCCCCGGTTCCTTCGTCACGTACGTCGATCCGAAGAAAGGCCCACTACTGGCGCACGTGCTCGACGTGTACGAGTCGAACAAGATCAAGTTGCGCGCGCACCTGACGGCGCAACCGGACTTCGACAGGGACCAGGTTCCGTTTTCGGACAAGCCGTCGCCGGGACATTGGAGCTTCCGGTGAAGTCACGCTGGAATCCGAAAATGGGGAAGAAGCTGTTCATGCGCGACGTAAGGGAGAACATGATGACGCGAGGTAGTTTTGTTCTGGCTCTCCTCCTGACCGGTTGCGGGGGCTCCCCGTTCGACGCTCCGGCGTTCACGGAGACGGACAGCGGCGGGGTCGTCGCTCCGGCGGCCGACGCTGACGGTACCGGAGGCGGCGCCTCGCTCGGGACCGGTGGTGCTACGCCCGGAACAGGAGGCGCCATCGGTGCTGGCGGCAGCATGGAAGAGGACGGTGGGGTGGTAGAGGGCTCGGGAGGGGCCCTGGGCACCGGAGGCGGCGTAGTCGCTGCCGACGCGTGCGCACCCGTCACGCACGACAACGGCCTCGGGCAGACCTGGCAGGACTGCGTCGCGCTCGGCACCTACACGCAGGTGCAAGCGATGAAGGCGTGCGCGGCATCCGGCGCAGGAATGTGTCTCGCGCTCAACGGATGCGGCGGCATCAACTGGGAGGTGCGTGGGTACACCACGGACGGCTCTCAGGTTCTCGGTTTCTGGATGTACGGTGGATCCGGTACCGGGCTCGTCGCCCCGGGGGCATCCGGATCTCCCCCTTGCTCAGGTCCGACTGCGTTCACGCACCAGTGGGAGTAGCGCGCGCGAGCTCGAGGTATCGCTCGAATGGAAAATGGGCGCCGGGGTCTGTGTGATCCGGCCAGAACCCCATCGTTTTCGGATTCGGGAGTCCGTAGTGCTTCCAGTCCTGATACACGCGGGTCGAGTCGAAGTGTCCGCAGATCCCACCTCGACTACCTGAAAGTTGTCCGTGCAGTACACCCTTTCGGATCAGCGCGTCGCGCGTGCAAACAGCGACCTCGTCGAGCGACAGGCGCCTGAGCTCGAATCCGAAGTGTTGCGCTGCCTTCGCCGCGTGTTGCGCTGAGAGGCGAAGCATGGCGCCGTTGTCCGGACTCGCCCAGTCAGCATCGAGCTCTGCTGAGTACCCTGCGTGCTCTACGTGGTACCCGTTTGAATTCGCGCCAGGAGCGCCCCACGCGACGTCGCGCGGCAGAACGTACTGGACCCCGGAGTCGCGATCGAATCCGGCGTGCGCGCTCGCCTTCGGCGCGAACCCGGGCGGCGGGGGCGACACGGGCGACTGCGGTTTCGCGAACCAGGCCCCGACCGCCTCCGCCGTATTCGATCCTTGTCGCGCTTCCATCACATGGACGATGAACAAGTTCACGAATCGTGGAACGGACACCCTCGTGTACCCGCTCGCCTGGATGAACCGAAGCGACGTGTCGAACAAATCCGGGGAAACGATCTCGGGACCCGGTGGACGATCCACAGCAGAGAGGGTACTCGGTCCGACCTCTCCGTCGGCCTTGAGCCCGTGGTCGTGTTGAAATTGGATCGTCGTCTTCTCGGTGCGCGGTCCGAAGTTGCCGTCCGCCTTCGTCGGATACCCGAGCCGATCCAGCGTGTTTTGCCAGTCGAACACCACCAAACCGTGTGACCCTAGCTTCAAGATGGTCGTCATGTTGGGTCTCGCATGTTAACATGCACCCCATGTTGAAGACAGGGCTCGAGTTCGCACCCGGAACCAGCAACGACTGCAAGAAGTTGATCGGACGACTCTTGACCCCAGAGAACATTCTGTCTGCGTACCGCACCGCGCGTGAAGAGTGCGGAACGAGCGACATCGTGCTCTTCTTGTCCGATCAGGATCCGACCATCCACGGAGGATCTCGAATCGCGTACTGCAAGCACCTCCAGAAAGTTTTCGGCAGAGCCGCCTCTGGCTTCAGGATGTGGAGTCACTCCGCGCACGGGGTCATGAAGCTACCGAACGACTCGGAGGCCACGTGGCTCGTCGTCGACGTTCGAGGGGCGGACTTGCCGGTGATGTGCGTGATCTACGCGATGCCGTACGAAGTCACCATGAGCCCGAACTGATCATCGAGGCCGCGACGGAAGCTTCGGTCGAGGCAGTGGGCGTTCCTCTGGAGGTGTCGAATCATCCGAGGAGTGACTGTAGCGCGTGTCTTCTGGTGGCCGAACCCGCTGCATCTTGTCGGTAGAGTCGCTGCTCCTCATACCGGCCGGGACGATGTCCACAAGCCGATGTACACCGGTAGGCAAAAGCTCACCGGTTTCTTGCGCTGCACCGATCGACAGCACGTAGCTGGCCATCTTGTGAAAATCTTCCTCTCGTGCTTTCACGAGCGCGTCGTGCTTCTCGCCGAGTCGCTTCAAAGTTTCCTTCGCGTCTGCCCGTTCGCGCTCGCGTTCTTCGCGTTCGTGTTTCAGTTCGGCCTTCAGTGTCGCGATCTCTTCTTTCCGCGTGACGCCGATGGCGTTCCAGATCGCCTTCACCGCGAGCACGAGTGCTCCTCCTACAGCAGGAAGGATTACTCCCCACTCGATGGCGCTGATCTGGTCGGCCACGGATCTGTCTCTCACGGATCGCTTTGCGGTTCGTCTTCCGCCGCCTTGGGCGGCTCGATTCCCAGCCGTCGCTCGATCTCATCGAGCCTGAAGTCGGTTGCGTTCTGAGATGTCATGAGACGGTGCGTGCGCTCTCTCAGGCGTTTGATCTGCTTGTCTTGCTCCACGAGCTTTTTCGCCTGCTCGTCGGCGCGCTTCGTAGAACGCTCGTAGTGCGCGACGATCTGCGAGCCGATGTCTCGGATCGCCATCAGGATGCGCTCATCTCGCTTGTCGATCTGATCGATCAAGTCTTGCCGGAAGTGACTGAACACGTCGAGCACGTCCTCCGCGGTAGGCGGTGGCATCGGCTGCGTTGCGCGAAAATCCGGAAGTCCCTCTCCGGTCTTTCGTTCCCACGGCGGTGGGGGATCCCCGGTCGGATGATCTTCGGGTATCGGGGTCTCTCGGTCGTTTTCGATGTCGCTCATGTTCGTTGCGGCTCGGGGAGAGTTGGGGTCGATCGGTGAGGAACGTAGTACATGATGAGCGCGCCGCCGACTACGACGGCAGCGATGGTGGCGGTGATCCACACCCACCGAAACGTGTTCGGTACCTCTTCTGCGGCTCCCTTGAGCCCCTTCGCAACGGCCTGCGTGACGTCCGCCGCCATCCCGAGCTCGTCTGCGACGCCGTACCCGATGAGCTGGAGCACGCCCTTGGTGGTGATGTACGCACCTTCTATGCGCGCACGGAGCTCTTGCTGCGCGCTGAACGACGGAACGTCCGGGAGCTTCACCGGGCTGAGGTGAAAGTTCTTCTCGATCTCGCGGAGCTGGTTCGCGTAGTCGCGACCGACCCGCATCACGGCGTTCTGCTGCGCGGCGAGCATCGACGGAGCGCCTGCGACGATGTCGGCAGCGGACTTGTCCTTCCACGCGTTCCACTGCGTGAGGATCCCGCCCGGATCGGTGGGGCTAATCTTCCTCCTCGTGAGCGAAAGTGCGTTGCAGAAGTCGCTGACGCTCGTCGACGTCGTTGCCGGCAGCTTGTCGAAGATGCCAGTAGGACACTGCTGCGCCATCGGGTTTTGCTCGAAGGCGTCGTTCAGGTCGCGCCAGATCTGGAGGTGCGCAGAGATGAAGGGTTCCCACATCTGTCGGTAGGCGAGCAGGTCGCCTGCGTCTCCGACTCCGACCCCTTGAAGCCCCGGGTTCAAGGCGATGACCTTGCGACCCCCGTAGTAGATCCCCTCCGGTCGAATGATTGGGCATTCGCCGAGGAACAGGTTCTCGTGCATCATGTCAGGCTCGCGTTCTCTGGCGCTTTTGCTGGTGCGCGCGCGATGTTCGAGAATGTGATCTTGTCGGCCCAGTAAGACGCCAGCGGCAACGAATTCGGTAATGTCGTAGGTCGCGTAGGAGTGAGCGCGAATGTGATGACGCCTACGTCGGTGACGTTGAAGACGCGCTGGTCGAGAATTTTGAGTCCAACATCAGTTAGAGCGGCCCGCACAGCGCGTTCTACCTCGGTCTCGTCGTATCCGTTGCCCCTAATCAGATTCAACTTTCCGACGGCTGTCCATACTTCACCCGGCTGCATTTGCTGAGACGAAGAGGATACGGCACCGGATACGCGTATCCCAAGGAGTGAACCGGCAACTCCTCCGAAGACGGTTCCCGTAGCCGTACCGAGAACACCCTTAGTGATGGCGTGTCCCAGGTACGCGCCACCGACGGCTCCGAGAAGACCTCCTAACACGAACCCTTCGTAGGAACGCTTCTCCGAGTCCTCTGTGGAAATCGCCGCACCGAATCCGATGACCGGTGCTGCTCCCAAGTAGATCTTCTCGTGCATCATTTTCGTTTCCCTCGCACGCTGCGTGCGGCTTCTTCGATGACCCATCCGGCGGCAGCGCTCATGACGCTCGTCGCGAGCGCTAGTGCCCACGAAGGTGTCTGCGCGGTGGCCGGCGCTACCACCTCGGACTGACCGAACCCCGCGCTCGGCGCGTCTCCCAAAAACAGTTGCTCCATCACCCGCCCTTTTTCAGAGAGTAGATGGTGGCGATCGTTCCCGCCGCGAGACTGGCCACCGTGAGTATCGTCACGGCCTTGCTCCACTTGCTCTCCTCTTCAGGAGATTTGATCCCCTCCGCATCCGGGGTGCCGCTCGGTAGGAAAACGCTTCCAGCTCGGAAGCACCCTTGCACCAAGTTTCCTTGCTCGTCGCGTCCCCACGCATGCGGCTCGACTCGGATGAGCGCCGTGATACCCGGCAGCGGATAGCTCTCGGTCGCCCCGAGCGGGACGGACGTGTCGGACGCGATAGCACCGGCTCGCTTGGCGAGCGCATCGGGGACGGGTCCATCACTCTCCAACCAAGGTCGCCAGCCGTCCGGCGGAGGTACGCGGGGACACTGCGCGGCAAGCTCTGGGCCGACGCCGTACTGTGCCATCCCGCAAGAGTCTACGTGTGACGGCTTGACACGTCTACCTGCGAGCCTGTAAGTATGCCAGAGGGTGACCCGAAGGTGACCGAAAGTAAAACCCGGATGAAGAACACCCCGAAGCCGATCTCCAAGAAAACAAGGGTGGCGGTCGTCAAACTCACCCCGGAGCAGTACGAGCTGATCGAACAGCGCGCTTCGGAGTGCGGAGTACGGGTTGGGCACTGGATGCGGTCGATTCTGATGCAAGTGGCGAATCGCCCCGCGAAGGGTTACCTCAAAATCCGCGAGCCGAACGGAGCATTGAGCTGATGGATCCGCGCAACATGATGGGGTTCGACATCCCGGGCGACCAGCGTGTGCCGGTTCCGGTTCGGGACTGGAACGCGATGAAGCTCGCGGTCTGGCGCAGCCGAGTGGGTTGGAAGATCGCGGAAGATCGCGCGATGGAGATCATCGCGTCGTGTCGTCACGCGGACGGATGTCAGGGGAAGGACATCGAGACCGCTCCGTGTCTGTCCGGTTGCCCGGATCGCGAGTACCGCATGAGCGCGCTCG